AACACCTTCCCAAGGTGTGGGTCGCGGGTTCGAGTCCCGTCTTCCGCTTAAAGTTTAAACGCTCAAACCTCTTGATATAAAAGGGTTTGAGCGTTTTTTGCTTTTCAATAAATTGTAGCTCACGGAAGCACAATTTATGACTTGTTGACGGATTGTTGACGGTTTGATTCTTTTTGGCTTTTTGACCGGAAAATAGTATCCAATTTTTCAGCTGCCGACTTATCCGCAGTTCGGAGCGCGTGGCCGTAAGTATCCATCGTAATACCGATATCAGCATGCCCAAGTCTTTCTGATATAATTTTAGCATGCACACCCTGGTTAATTAGAAGCGTAGCCGAAGTATGTCGCAGATCGTGCAGGCGGATATGCCTTACTCCAGCTTTTTTAACAAATCGGGACCACCATTTGCTTGGTGTCGTCGGATAAAGATGATGACCGTATTCGTTACAAAACAGCCATTGGTGTTCTTGCTCATATGCATCGCCCATTTTTTCCTTTTCTTTTTCAAGATACTTTACATAAAACTTTAGCTCATCCATAACGGTTTTAGGCAACGAGACAAGGCGTGCCGACTTTTTAGTTTTAGTTGACTTGATTTCGGGTTTATTATTTTCTCCCATTACAATGGTCTGGTCAATCTCAATTGTCTGCTCGTCAAAGTTTATTTTCGAGACTTCAAGCCCTAATAATTCGCCTTTCCGCAGCCCGCCGGCCAATGCGAGGGAAGTAAAGATCCGCCAATGGATCGGCTCAGATTGTACAGCTAAAAAAAGTTGTTCCACTTCTTCCTCGTCATACACATTAACTTTGTGCATTTCCTCATCCTTATTTCGTGGCTTTTTCACACCGTCTACCGGATTGTTTTTTACCAGCTTCCATTCGTAAGCACGGCTCATGATGTTCCTTATCACCCGGTATGTATATTGTTTGACGTGGATTGAGCTTTCCCCATTTCCATCGGTGCGCTTTAGATTATTCAAAAGGTTTACGATGTGTATTGTTTTGATTTGGTCTAGCCTAAGGTCACCAAGCACCGGTTCTATATGGTTTTTAAAGTTGCTCAGATAATTATTTAAAGTGCCACCTGACAGGGCTTCTTTTGCATATTTTTTCTCCCATTCCTTTACAAACTCAGATAGTACCATTTTTTCAGGCGCAATATATTCCCCGGCTTCCACTTCAATTTTAAATTTTGTCAGTTCATCATTTAAATACTCATTGAGTTTTTTCTTTTTCTTTAATAACTGCGGATCATTAACATGGATTGTTTTTGTTCTTTTTAGGCGTTTTCCCTTCGCACTATATCCAATCTCAACAACAAGTAGAAAAGAGTTTGCGCCACGTTTTTGTATACTTGCCATATTCATTTACCTCCATTTTGTACAAAAAACTCATTGACATTGTACAGAAAATTAAGTACGTATGTTCTTCTTTAGTTCTAAAGAAAAGCCCCTCAGGGCCTTTCTTATCTTTCACATGCATAATTGTCGTGATCCCGGTCCATCTTTTCTTGATAAGCAGGGTGTCCTTTTGGAACTCCATTTGGATATTTCTTTCTCAATTCGGTACAGTTTGCAAAAATTTCTGTTGCCCCGGAAGAAGCGGGAGCACTTGTAGCCGATGAACTTGAACTATTTGAAGATCCAGAACTTGAAGATCCAGAACTCGTTGAATGCCTCGTTGTGCTGGAACTTGATCTACTGGAAGCTGTGCTTGTTCCTGCCGATGCCTTTGCACACCCATTGAATCCAGAATCAGTTACAAATCCACTATCTGACCATATATTGAGGTGCCTGCTTTTAGCAGCATTTTCATCACTTTCATATTTTGAGAGATACTTGTATGGCGGGTTATAAATGTAAGCAACCCGGGCATATCCACTTTTTAGCAACTCCTCTTGGATTGACTTTCCATTTACGAATACATATGCCAGTAGTCGGCCATACTTATCGTATTTGTCGCCATTGGTCTCAAATTCTAGGGTAAGTTTTCCACTGTTAACCAGCTGTTTGTTCTTGTTATATGCACTAACGGCATATGGCTGTACGCAAGTACCAGGTTTCTTTTCCTCTGGTGTGTCAACAAGCAAATAACGCACCGTTTCGGTTTTACCTTTGTAGTTTACCTTTATAGTATCCCCATCAACGGTTTCAACTAATGTGACAGCCTCTTGATTGGTTGGTGTTGTTTGCTTGTTGGTATTATTAGATTTTGACTGATTATTTTTAGTGCCTACAGCGGCAGTTGTGCCTGCGGCCACGGAAGCTTTATCTTTCTTTTGCTCATCCGCCTTTTTATCCTCATCTGCTTTCTTACTCTTCTCCTCTTTTTTGTCTTTATCCGCCTTCTTAGCAGTGGTTTCACTCTTTTTATTTTCTGCTTTTTTAATTTCAGACGAAGCTGTTTTTGTCTTGTTATCTTTAGTTGCTACATCTTGGTTTGGCGAACAAATTGAAAAAAGGACGGAGAAAACTATTGTTAAAATAAGGTAACCTATACCAGCAGATTTTCTTGATCTCTTCTTAGACCAAAACGCTAACTTTGGCTCAAACAAACCCGCGATCATTAACGAAAAGCATGCGATTGCCAGTAATAGGAAAAACCCGTATAAATATCTTCCAAGTACCAATAAGATGAGTAACACGACAATTATTCCTGCATACAACAGACTACCCTTTTTCACCATTTATCCCCCTCAATCTAAAAAATTATATAATTATGAAGCTAGATCCTCTGAAAAATCATCGGATAGCTTATAATCACTGGAATTTTTATAAGCCGGCAAACCATGCATATAAGACTTCGCATTTTTATAGATCGCTGGATTGATAAAATACCCACTTGAAGCTTTATAAAATTTGTAAGGGTCGAGATCAACAAGCTGCAAGAAGTTCTCATAGGAAATCGAATTTGCATCCTTTTTAGTAAAGTAAGCAATAATGGCAGTGCCTGTGCTTTTATTTCCTTTGGTATTTTCAAAAGTCGTGTCCCGGATAAACGCAAATCCGTTTACATTCGAATTATTTTTTTCTTTTTCCATGATTCTGGTACTATATAAAGCAAAATTCTGGAGCATGGTTTTCTCATTCGTTTCAAAGTCATCCTTAAATTCGATCACCGCAATTTTATCTTTTACATAAGCTGTTTTTACATTATCTTTATCTGCTTTTTTAGCGGCTGATTTTAACTCAGAGCTGTTGGATGCGCCTTTCATGGTATTGGAGCCTACTGTATCCGAGTTATCCGAATTGGAATCGGAATCAGCTGTATTCGATTCATCATTTGTATCTTTACCAGTAAATTCATCGACAGTAGTGTCATAATCCGTCAAAAGTCCCTTTTGTTCTTTCCTTATCAACACATAATCGGTTGAGTTAATATCATTACTCATGTCAAATGTAAGAATTACATAAGAATCTTTTGCTAATTTATGTTTGATGCTGTAATACCACATATTGTTGTCTTTTTGATCTTTTTTGGTCGGTTTGCCTATCAGTTTAATGACTTGCTTTTTTGTCATTCCAATTTTTAAATTCTTGTATTCACTTGGAGAAATATAATTTATTTGATTTCTGCTTTGATCATTTGCTTGAGATTTTCCACATGCAGCCAGTGATATTGACAGTATAGTAACTACTAATAATGTGACAAATTTTTTCATTATCAACCCTCCATTATTTAATGGTGATTCCGGTATCAATGTAAAAACCTTTCCATTTCTTCTGGAATGCCATTACAATATAAAAGTTCATATGTTGTTTTGTAATCTTCAAACTTTTTATCATGTAAAAGAAGGTGATTAGCAAAATAGTTTGCTTCACATTAAATTCGTTCAATCGAAAATCACAAATAAAAATGTTTTTAACACAACAATCCCCCATGACTTACAATGAAAATTGTTCCCTACCGTTAGCCATGACTACCAGATTCCGTCTTGACACGTTTAACATTTTATAGAATATTGGATCGGCATCATACAATGTGTCAGAGCTGCTGTCAAATAGGCATGTTTTTTGCAATAAATTTAATCTTTTAACAGCGAAATCAATTGTGACATTGTACTCTTTTGCTAATTCATCAGCCAATATCTGTCTGTCGTTATAATGCTGGTAAACTTCTATTTTTAATAACCAATCTATCGGCATTAATAAATTTGCAGCCAACTTGAAAGCTTGTAGTTCCGTTTTATTCAGTGAATGCCCATCCATCCGCAATTCGTTTGAATAGTGTAGATACAAATGAGAAAATTCTTCAGCAAGAATTTGTCTTTCAATTATTTCGTTTCTGTAAGTTCCTAGTTCTATAAGCCCTCTTCGTTTATCCTTAATCGGCCAGGAGTGACTGTATGGTTCCTTACTACGATTTATTTTCATTCCATATAGATCACAAAGCTTAAATAAATCAATTTCAGATGGGTGCTTGAATTGAATATGTTTCAATATCTTTTTTGCTTCTTCTTCGTAAAAATCGTTTTTCTTCATCAAAATAAATTGTCGAAGCCTCATTGTTCCACCTCAAAACTGATATGTCACTCTAAATAGTCATTATCATCCTTTAATGCTTCCTTTACGTATTTCTTGTATAGCTCGTAAGATTTTATTAATTGCCTTACGTTCTTTTCGGGATTTTCTTTTAAATCGTGAAATAATGTCTTATGTTTCAATATTTCCTTAAAAACTTCATATTCATCTTTATCTAATGTAATTTTTTCCCCAGCAACATCAATTTCTTTTTTTTCTTCACCTAATATATAAGCAGTCGTTACTCCAAATAAATCAGCAAACGCTTTTATTTCTTGGTCTTTCAACGGACGTTTACCGGATTCAATTCTGCTTATCACCGAATAATCTATTCCTATTCGTTTTTCAACTTCCCTCAAAGACCAGTTTTTCTGTTCCCTTAGTTTTTTAATAATCTGACCTGGTTCGGACATGGTATCACCACGCTTTTCTGTTTTAACAATAATATTTTATCATGTTTCCGTTTTAGAAAAATATTTTTTGCCAAATTAACAACAAAAAGTGTTGACTTTGCCAAAATAACAAATTATAATAAAGTCAAGTTGTTAATATAGCAACAAGAAAGGAGGACATCATGCAACAGTTTAACCTTGCGTTCATTGTTAAAAGAAGGAAAGAGCTCAATCTTTCACTTCAGTATATGGCGGATGGGTTAGGATTCAGGAATGCCTCAACCTATTTAAAATACGAAAGGGGAGAATATCAGTTAAGGGCAAATCAACTCCCCATTTTAGCCAAGCTACTGCAATGCAGTGTATCAGATTTTTTTATAAAAAACGTTGCTAAATCAGCAACAAAAGCAAAGGAGGTTTGCTAATTGAACGCATTACAAATTTTTAACTTCAAACAGAATGAAGTTCGCACCATTTTAAAAGGCAATGAACCTTGGTTTGTCGCAAAAGATGTATCAGTTATCCTGGGTTTTGAGCATACACCAACAATGACACGCATTCTGGATGAAGATGAAAAGGGGGTACACATTGTGCACACCCCTGGCGGCGAGCAACACATGACAATTATTAATGAGCCTGGTTTGTATTCAGTCATTCTTAAAAGCCGCAAACCTGAAGCCAAAGAATTCAAACGCTGGATTACCCACGAGGTTATCCCGTCCATCCGAAAACATGGCGCATACATGACACCAGAAACGCTCGAAAAAACAATCAGTGATCCTGACTTCCTGATCGGACTACTTACCAATCTCAAAGAAGAAAAGGCAAAACGAGTTAAGGCCGAGCAGGAACGAAATCAATTGATCGAACAGCAAAAAGCTGACCTACCGTATACAAGTTTTGGAAAAGTCGTTTCAAACTCAACCGGTGCAATCAGTATCGGAGCATTTGCCAAAATGCTGTACGACAAGCACGGCATCAACATCGGCCGTAACAAATTATTCGCTTGGCTACGTTCCCATGGATATCTCATCTCCGGCGGACGTGAACACAACAATCCAAAACAAATTTATTTGGAACAAGGGTTGTTTGTTGTAAAGCCAACCGTTGTCAGCCGAACAGAAGGAGACGTTGAAAAACTAACACCTCTAATCACTGGCAAGGGCCAAATCAAAATTGCCGAACTTCTGATCAAAGAATTCGAGGCGGTGGTCTAAATGCGTAACAGTACCCTAACAGTCCAAGAAGTTGCAACTTATTTAGGTGTTCACCCAGACACAATTTATACCATGGTCCGTGAAAAGCAGATCCCATTTTTCCGAGTTAGGAAACGCATCTTCTTTTCGCGGGAATCAATCGATAAATGGATTGCTGCCCAGGAAAACAGTGTTGCATCGTTCTAGTTTTATCTTACTGTTTTCTGATGTCCAGAATAAACAAGAACTTTGTACAGGAGGGAAACTGATGAAAGAATCTGCAAAGGTGCAAGAAGCCTTGGCGATTCTGCAACAAGAAGGACTAACACAGAAACAAATCGCACAAGACACTTACCAGTCATATGAACTGGTAAACAAGCAAACGAAAGGAACGCGTACCATGAATAAAGATGTCGCACGTCATGCCATACAGACCTATCAAAATTATGAATTCGAGCAATCAATCCTGCATGAGTTTTCGGAAGGACTGGCAAGCCCGGTTATGGGAGGACCGTACGTTGAACGGCACCGTATGGTTCTGGAAGAAATCGCAGAAATGGAAACGCGCGACGTGCTCCGGATCATCAATGAAGTTTCTTTGGTAAAGCCGCCAAATGCGTGTTCAAAGGACGAACGGGAGAATGTCCGCCGCATGATGCACGAACTGATAGAGGCTAGGGTGGCCATTGACAACCTGCTTATGGTGTTAGAAAGGGACTACGGACTTTCGGTTTTGGAAGAATCGCAGAAAGTCCTAAAAAAATTAAAAAGCGAAAGGAGAATTTGATGATTACCAAAGAAGATTTCCTGCCGGATGATTTACCAAAGGCTATCGAGCACTACAAATGCTGCAAAACCTGTCTGAAACTTGCTGAAACTGAACTAGAACTCGGACAGCTCAACAGGGCAGAAATGCGACTGATTGATTTTAACCGGTCTCTCGCGGAACTGAAGCGATTGAGGGAACGGAAAATCCAACAGGACCGAATCAGCGCCATGATCTGTGACTTGATTGGAAAAGGAATTGATATCAAAAAAATTATATTTTTAGGTGGTCATTAAGATGGGAGAGCTCATTTTTATGGGATGGTTTGTTCCAGCTGTAATTATTGGCAGATGGCTATTAGAGGAGTGGCTGAAATGAATATTTACGAAAAGGCTGAAATTATTCTGGAAGCATTGTCCGAATACATCAACGTCGACGATGAAGCTTTTCATGACATTTATATCAAAGCAATCGTCAACGGCTTGGTTGAAATTATACAAAAAGAAAAGCAGTAAGAAGATGGCGCTTCAAACTGCTATTGCAAAGGAATGATATTTGTTAATTTGCTATTTCATTATAGCACAGTGAGGTGTTTTAAATGAAGAAAAAAATGATTAACTATTCAAGCGTTGATCGTCATTTTAGAAAATTGTTTGGACGTAGTCATGGGTGGTTTATTGAGACCACAGACGCTGTCATTATCATCAAAGATTATGACCATAGCCGGCTGATAGATCATAAGCAAGAAATCAAGTCGAAACTAGGCGTGATGCTCGCCTAGTCCACCGGAGATAGCCTCCCGGTGCTGATGAGACAGGCTTAAGAAAGGGGCGAGTAAATGAAAATTAAAACAGGTGATTGGCTTAAACTGAATCGCTTTGAAAAGCACATCTTGTTGTGCCTTGCAATTCAAGCTGGAAGGGGTGAAAAGAATGAAACAGCCAGTGCTTAATGTGAATGGGAAACGATTCAAAGTTCACAGCATCGATTGGTACCGTGACGGAAGGATTTGCAGTATCACAGTTTGGATGAATGGGAAGAGCAAAACAATTTTCAATGATAATCCTTCTATTTTCAAGTATGGAATTGTTTTCGATGGTGAAACGGAAGACTCATATTCACAGCATTACATGCTTGATTTAAACCAGGAAGGACTGATAACACTATGAACACAATTGAACACCCCGATATTACCAGAATGCGCCGGTATGGAGATCTGAGAAATGATCCAGAGTTTTTCGGTTTCGACTATTTCGGTGATGAAATCTTTTTTGGCGAAGAAGTAGTTGAAATTGATGGTGATCTCGTTTTGCAAGATAACCTTCAATTGTATCTGGAAGAAGTTTGTGGTGCGAAGTTTTACACAGCCTAATAAAAAACTCCCTTTGCCGAGGGAGTGAAACGCACAAATATTAACCATCACAAACATTTTACAGGTCTTTGAAAACTAAATCAAGAGGTGAAGAAACGTGGCAATGGACCAAAACGCCATTCCTACAAAGGAAATGAGCCGGTATGAATGGCTCCAAGAGCGCACAAAAGGTATTGGCGGAAGTGATGCCGGCGTCATCCTTGGCGTTAATAAATACAAAACAGCCTTTGAATTGTGGCTTGAAAAAACCGGCCAGGTAGAGCCAAAAGAAATCGACAGTGAAGCAATTTATTGGGGAAATCAAATGGAAAATGTCGTTGCAAAGGAATTTGAAAGGCGCACTGATAAAAGGGTTCGTCGGTCAAATTTTATGTATCAACATCCTGATTATCCCTTTATCCGTGGCAATGTAGATAGATTGGTAGTTGGTGAGTCGGCGGTGCTGGAATGTAAGACAGCCAGCGCTTATCTTGCGAAAGAATGGGCGGGGGATGAGGTTCCGGCCTCATATCTCGTCCAAGTCCAGCACTACCTGGGCGTTACGGGGAAGGAAAAAGGCTATATCGCCGTGCTGATCGGCGGAAACCGGTTCGTGTGGAAGGAAATCGAGCGTGACGAAGAGTTGATCAACATGATTTTTGAAGCCGAAAAGAACTTTTGGGAAAACAATGTGCTGGCCGGTGTTGCTCCGGAGCTGGACGGAAGCAGCGCGGCTGAGAAATATCTTAATGAGAAATATGCCAAATCGGATCCAGATAAAGAAATTGTTCTTCCAAAATATTTTAATGCCTATCTGGAAGAATACAAGGAGATCAAGGAAAACGAGAAGTTGATTACGACAGCCAAAAAAGAAATTGAAAACAAAATCAAAGCAGAACTGAAGGATGCTGAGATCGGCCGCGTTGGTGATTACCTTGTTACTTGGAAAAAACAGGTTCAAAACCGGGTTGATTCAAAAGCCTTGCGAGAGCAATTCCCGGATATTTACCAGCAAGTTTTGAAGGAAACATCATTTCGCAGGATTTTGGTTAAGGAGGTTAAATAATGGCAACAAACGCAGCACTAAAAAATCAGATTGCAAACAAACAGGAAGGAACGAAGGTATCTGCTCAATCGTTGGGGTTAAAAGCTTTGCTCAACACCCCGACGATGCAAAAGAAATTCGAGCAGGTTTTGGACAAAAAGGCGCCACAGTTCATGTCTTCATTGCTCAACCTTTACAGCGGTGACCCAAACATTCAGGCCGCCGAACCAATGAGTATTATTTCAAGTGCCATGGTCGCGGCAAGCCTTGATTTACCGGTTGATAAGAATCTGGGTTATGCATGGATCGTACCATTCTACGACAGCAAGAAAGGCCACAAGGCGGCGCAATTCCAACTTGGCTATAAAGGCTACATTCAGCTGGCATTGCGGACAGGCCAATATAAGGCGATAAACGTTATTGCAGTCCGAGAAGGCGAGCTTAAGAAATGGAATCGATTGACGGAAGAAATTGAACTGGACTTAGAAGGGGCCACAAGCGATAAGGTAATCGGCTACTGCGGATATTTCAAACTCATCAACGGATTTGAAAAAACAGTCTACTGGACTAAAGATGAGATCGAAGCCCACCGGATTAAACATAACAAAATGAAAGATAAAAAAGCTTTGAACAATGTTTGGAAATCGGACTACGACGCCATGGCTATGAAAACAGTCTTGCGTAACATGCTCGGTAAATGGGGTATCTTAAGCATCGAAATGCAGACAGCTATTTCTAACGATGAACAAGAGACTCACGACATTACGGATGAGGCAAACGAGGAAGAACCGGAGGTCATTGATTATCAGCCTGAATCGGAAGCCGTGAAGGAAGAAGAGCCACAACCGGAACAGGCACAACCAGAAGATAAGAAATCGGCTGCTGAAATGGATGAAAATGACCTTCCATTCTAAATAAGTCCCCCTCACCTCGAGGGGGAACAACACAGAAAATTGAGGCGGTGAAAGCATGGCCAACATATACAGAGTCCAAAAGAACAGTAACTATGTTGTGATGAACAAAACATCGCTTATGGATGAAAGGCTGAGTTGGAAAGCGAAAGGGCTGCATGCCTATATGCTTTCTTTACCAGATGATTGGAAGTTTTATGATACGGAATTGCAAAAACATGCCAAAGATGGTCGCGATTCACTAAGGACTGCGCTTAAAGAACTGCGAGACTTGGGCTATTTGAAGCGGGTTCAGCACCGCAATGAAGACGGAACCTTTAACTATGAAACACTTGTTTTTGAAATCCCTCAAACGGATCCACCGTTACCGGGAAAACCGTTGACGGAAAAACCGTTGACGGAAAAACCGTTGACGGATTATCCGTTGACGGAAAACCCGAAACTACTAAGTAATAATGAACTAAGTATTGATGAACTAAATAATAATGGACTAAGTAATAAAGCAGCTGCTGTAAAGAAGTTGCTCAACAAATTTATAGAGTTAAGGAATCATGGATTTGTGGCTACTCCTAAGGATGAAGCAGCAGCAGCTGAGATCATCCAATACGGTGTCAATGTCGATGATGCAATCAAATGGATGGAAGAGAAATTTGCGTCTTACCAGCCTAAACATCCAAAAGACTACATCAAGACGCTTGACTATTGCGCCGGATATATATTTGACCGGTTTATCGAGAAGCAGGAAGCAGAGAGAGGTGAAGACAATGGAACAAAGATTCCAAAGTATCGCGGAGGTTATGGCCGACCTGCTGGAAAAAGCGCAGAACAGGCAATCCGAGAAGCCGAAGAAGCAAGACGGGCTTGGGGCGGATGATTACGAATGCCCGATTTGCAAGGATACCGAGTTTGTTCTTTACAGAAACGAACAAGGTTATGAATTCGCTAAGCCTTGCGAATGTCGGGAAAGAAAAGCATGGCGGCGCCGGTTCCGAAACTCCATGATTCCAGATGAGTTTACAAACGCCAATTTTGAAAACTATCAGCGTACGAGCCAAATCCAAGAAGACATGTATGACCTTACAAAAAGGTATTTGCAAGAATACAAGATGACGACCAATGAAAATGGCGAAAAGAAAAAAACGGTTTCTTCCCATAATTTTGGGTTGATTGCAGTTTTTGGCGAACAGCGCATGAAAGAATTGCCATCAGCAGAGCGGGCCGCCGTGAAACAGCAACATAACAATTTTGGGATTGGAAAGACTCATCTGCAGATTGCACTGGCAAAACGCCTGATTAAAGACGGGTTCAATGTCCTGGTGGTATCAGATGTCACTTTCATGGACGAGCTTATTCAGGCCCGGATGATGAATGACGAGGGGGAACAGCTGAACCGTTTGCTTTATGCGGCCACAAATGCAGATGTACTTATTTGGGATGACATCGGCAAAGTGAAGTGGTCGGAAGCGAAGGAATCTCTTTACTATCAGATTATTAACGAGCGATACCGGAAACAGAAACCGATTGTATTCAACTCGAATGAGGATCGCGGCACCTTGGCAGAAAAAGTAGGATATGCGGCCGCAAGCCGGCTAATTGGGCAGTGCGGAAAATACCTGCTTGAAGCCGAGGGGACTGACTGGCGTCTCAAGAAAGGAGCAAGCTGATGTGTGAACTATGTAATGGCCGGCATGTTGTTTACGAGGATATGGGATTTGGAATCATGGTAAAACCTTGCCCGGCGTGCGGACCGAAGCCGCAAGAGCAAATTAAGAAAGAAGAAATCATTTTGCAGCGACGTTTGGAAGAAGCACGGGATCAACTCAAGATAGAAAGGGTGTACTAAAATGACAAACGCCACAATTACCGAGTTGAAGCGGATCCACCTACTCCGCCAACTCGAAAATAACGGTGTAACTCAATTCAATAATCAATCAATCTACGACTTATCTTATCACGATCTCGTGTACGCTTTGACCCTCCAAAAAGTACAAATGGGTGAGTGATATGGCAAAGAATCCGGTTATCCAGCAGGCTTATGAGCGTGGCAAGCGTGAGGGGATCGAGATCGGCATGCAAATGGGGATCAGCAAGGCGATTGGATTTATGCAGGCAAGGCTAAACAAACTGGCTGAGACGCCCGGGATCGGGCCCAAGACGATAGAGAAATTCAAACAGGCTTTTGGAAAGGAGTATTTTAAGTGAACTTACAAAAATTATTTGAAGCACAGGCAGATCTGGACAAGCATATTATCGAAAAGAAAGGATTGCATGGCATTAATTTGCTACAGGACTTAATTTTGGCTTTACAAGTCGAATTAGGTGAATGTGCGCAAAAATGGCAAGGGTTTAAGTTTTGGAGTAACAACAGGGAACCAATATTAAAAGGTTATAAAGAAATAAAATGTAAATGGTGCAATGGTTCGGGCGATGATGGTACTGGCATATGTCCTGATTGCATGTCAACAGGAGATGTTTACAAAGAATACAACCCACTCCTTGAAGAATACGTTGATTGCCTACATTTTACTCTGTCAATTGGACTGCATCTCTATAATGAAAACATTGCGACAGACTTGGGTGGTTTTAGAAAAACTAGCATTCAGGATCAATTTAGAACTCTTTTTCATTATTCAACCATGTTATCTGGCAGTTATTGGAATTTTTTCGAGTATTTAATTGGTCTCGGTGAGATGCTTGGTTTTACCTGGGAACAGATTGAACAAGCCTATTTTGAAAAGAATGAAGAAAACCATAAACGGCAAGAAAACGGATATTGAGGTGCAAACATGCAGGAACGAATGACAGCGAAAGAATACCGCCAGCTTACCAAGAAAACGAAGTACGGATCGAAAAAAGTTGAAATCGATGGACATGTATTTGATAGCAAAATTGAAGCCCGATATTACGAACAGCTTAAATGGTTGCAAGCAAACGATCAAATCTTATTTTTTCGGTTACAGCCACGCTATTTGCTTCAAGAAGCATTCCAAAAGAACGGGAAAACATTTCGGAAGATTGAGTATGTCGCAGATTTCGAAGTTCACCACCTGGACGGATCAATTGAGGTTATAGATGTAAAGGGCATGGAAACTGAAGCGTTCAAGATAAAGAAAAAGCTGTTCGAGCATAAATATCCCCATAAACTCAGCTTGGTTACATACAGCAAGAAATGGGGCGGATGGATTGAATTGGAGGAATTGGTGAAGAAACGGAAGGCAGCGAAGAAAATAGCGCAGGCAGGGATTTAGGCGCTGGACTTCTCTGTTGCCTCATATACGCGTTTTAAAACGGAACATGACTATTTATATACCAAAATCTTAAAACGCCTTACAAGCCAAAATAACAGTTTAGGAGTGGTATGAATGACAGCAACATACGTACATGATCCAGAGGATAAATATCGTTTTCGCACTGGGAAAGGCCGATACAAGCCCGGGAAAGTAGAAACCTGGTATCTCACCCCGGAACAGTTAGAGCGGGTAAGACGGGGTGAGCGCACAACGGATGTGATCGCCAGTGACAAGAAGGGTCACTGAACATCGGGCCATATCTCATGACCGGGAAGAATTAATGGTCATCACGGTTTTTGAAGAAGGCCTAAACAAGGAACAGGTGCGTAAGGAAAGTATCTTTAGCAAGAAACATGCCGTGCTGGTAAAACGCGGCGAAAAATATGACTGGAAGTGATGGAGACAATGTCGGTTGACCGGATGATCAAACTTTTTGAAAAACTGCGATACAGGCACGATATGTTTACTGTCTTTGCGGATTTTCTTGAAATGTCGGCGATATCTATTTCAAACGCGGTGGATTTGCAACATATGAAGGAGCGTGAGGCACGGTACATGGAGATCGTGAAAAAGTATGACAAGAAGGAAATGGAAATATTTCCTCAAATCATTGGTGAGCTGATTAACTCACTAGACAAGCATCCGTCAGATGTGCTGGGTGATATCTTTATGAAATTGGAACTTTCAAGTTCCTGGCATGGTCAGTTTTTTACACCGATGTCGCTTGCAAATATGTTTGCAGAACTGACAATTAGCGGATATGAGAAGCAAATTAAGAAGAAAGGTTACTTCACATTAAATGAGCCTGCTTGTGGTGGAGGAGCAACCATAATCGGCATGGTCAATGCATTGGAAAAACGAAAGTTAAATTATCAGGCCTGTATGCGGGTTGTGGCACAAGATATCGATGCAAAAGCAGTTCACATGTGTTATCTGCAGCTGAGCCTTCTTGGCGTGGATGCGGTCATTCTGCAGGGCGATACGCTTTCCTATAAATTTTCAGACGTATGGATGACGCCAAACCATATTTTGAAATGGGCACGCTCACGGAAACAGGTACCGGATCCAAAGCCACAATTTGAACAACTAAGCCTTGCGCTTTGAATGGATGTATAAAAAAACCGGGTTCCACCGGCTTGGTAATATCTCGACAAGAATATTTTACCATATGGGGGAGTACCAGTGGAAGCAAAACAAGAACTTATGGTCGCTCAAATAGATTTGATGGAAAATGCGGTGTATAGAGTGGTTGACGGCCGGCTGATTAAAGTCACAACGCCGGGGATTGGATATGGAAAGCAAATTATCACCTGGCAGGCGGGGAAACCGAGCCACTGTGAAATCAGTTTTACAGAAAAGTAGGGGATAATTGGAGTTTTGGTTTGAAAAAAATATTGAACACATAGTGGAATGGGGGAATTTGTAAATGACAGATAAAGAGATTGATAAAATTTGGCAACGTGTAAAAAGCGTCATGGACGAATATCGTATGGATTATGGTGCGGCTGCTACCATTGGCGGAGCTTTTGGAGAGTTGGTAGATGAAATTAAAAGATTACAACAGAAAGTAGAGTTTTGGCGCGACATTGCGGAAAGTTGCGAGTGCAATAATTAGAAAAGATGGAATATCAAGATTCTTTGTTTTGATGAACTATTGATTCAAAATGCGGCATAGGAGGTAATAATTTTGATTACTTATGTATGCAATAGATGCAAAAAGGCGATTCACATAGATGATATAGAAGCTATCGAAATAGAACCAATTAAATGCAAAATGTTATTCGAAGATGATGGCAATGGATATGAAATGATGGATTCCGATGACTATGAATACAAGCAATTTGATGGTATGAGCAAAAATATACATCTGTGTGGTGAATGTAAAAAAGATTTTTATGATTTTGCTTAGTTCGTCTTACGATGATGAATCGACAAAATAAAAAAGGCCAAGATCGCTCCCAGCCATAACTAACCGACAATTCCATTGTAGCATGGGAGGCGGTCCTAGTGAAAGTAGATACAAAAAACATGGTGGAAGAATTAAACAAACAAATGGTCGCTGAAATAGATTTAATGGAGACGGCTGTGTATATCGTCCAGGATGGTCAGGTAACGAAAGTGACCCCAAAGCCGTATGGTCAGGATATCTTGATCTGGCAGAACGGCAAGGTCTTTGATATAGAACGGATCGATCGGAAGAGGCTGATTGGGCAGGATGTCATATAGATAGGGGTGAAACACGTGAAACCAAAAACACGACAAAAGGGCGATAAGTATCGTCCCGTCGTTACGGTGCTTAAAGTAAAGCGAGGTCTGCCAACAAAAATTATGGTAAGCGGCCAAGAGTACGCGCTTATTCATAAAAACCAGTATAGGGGAGTGAGAAAATGCGGGCTGAACGCTGCTACACATTGAATGAAGAATCCGAAATCCGGGTGGGGAACTGCTTCTTTACCCGGGATGATTTGATTTTGATGTATATCGACAGCGGCATGGACGTTTTAAGTTTAGCAAAATCATTGCATATCGGACGGCCAAGGATGGAGCGTATATTGGATAAATTCAATATCCCAAGAAATTGGCATGCGGAGTTGACACCGCGGCATCTGCGGGTTTTGCGCTATATCAAATATTTTCAGACGCGCCATAAGCGCAGCCCAACAAACTTGGAAATCTCAAAAGCATTAAGACTATCACCTGGTTGCACGAACTACCATCTCAAAAAATTAAAAGCAAATGGATATGTAGACTGGCCAAGATACAGCAGCGGCACATTCAGATTAACTGAAAAAGGGGAAAGGTGGTGCCGGAATGCCCACACATTTAATTTATTCAGCCTGGAATAAGACGAAGGATGAAAACGGGGTGATCAAGCAGAACACGAAAGACGGTAAAGGAAATGTGATTGCCCGAGACATTAAATTCGTGGATCCAATAAAACAGAAGGATATGGAGAAACATATCGGTCATTGCTTCTTATGTGGCGAGCCCATGACACACGGTATTAAGTTGAAAAAGGTATTTTCAAATGTATTTACCGACTGGAATACCGCCAAGAACCCGGCCGGAACCCATGTATGCCCGGCATGCTGCTTCTCAATTTTGACAACAAAGGAACGGTACGGATTGCGGACCTTTTCGAATGTGGCAAATAAAGAAAGAATTTGGCTTCCAAACCGGGTGGAAATGAGAAAATTTCTATTACGGCCGCCCGATCCCCCATTTGTTATTAACTTGGCGGTATCGCAGAAAAAGCATATCGCTTTTAAAGGGGAAGTGAATTATTCCCGCGACATATTTACCGTCATGTACGAGGAAATGCCTGTGCTGATCGTGAGGAAGGAATTCGCAAGGTTGCTTGAACTGGTTGAACATTTTCTCTACGGGTTTACCAAAACCGAGATAACTACCGGGGAATACAGCCAAAAACGTATCCTAGAATTTGGAATAGAAGCATGGGAAGCATTTGAGGAAAGGGTGAAACCGTACCGGGGTAATCCACTACTAGATGTGGTTATGTTTGTTGCACAAAAAGTTGAAAGCGAGGAGGAATTACAATGTTTTATGGTTTCAGAACTAAAGATGAAAACGCAGGAGCTGCCGCCCTACTTGTCTACGCCGTCTACCGCAGCCGAAACCGAAAAAGAGGACCAAATGGAATCGACATGTGGGGGCAAATTGAACGATTTACCAAAGTCAGCGCAAAACGAGCAATTAGCATTGGATCTTTTTTAGAGACGTTCAAGCGAAAAATGGCTTGTGAGACGATAAATCCAAAATGGTGTGACAGCGGAAGCAAGGTCATGAGTGCGATACAGGATGAACTTGGAAATATTGTTGTAACTGGGAATGAGCCGGACGGCGGGAACAGACAGTTTTTAACTGAGATCATGGAGAGTGGAAAAGATCAATCAGTACTTTATGAACTGTACAAGGAAACTGCCAGGGTGATCATGTTGGTTAGGGACAGGTTGGAAAGAGAAAAACCGATTGAACACAAATTAGAAGCCATTATTGAGGAGGAAAATTGAAATGAACCATTACCGTCTAGAAACCATTTACACACTGCTGCAACCGTTAAGCCATATTGGAGAAAGCGAATCGACACAAAGCTTTCTAAACACGACAACGGTCGTGAACGATGGGAAACCAGAGGAAGTATTCGTTTATACAGGGAATGCACTGAGAGGCATGCTGCGGGACTGCGGGGCGCGTTACCTGCTTAACAAACTGGATATCCGGGTTCCTTTAAAAGCCTTTCATCTGTTGTTTAGTGGAGGATCTATCGGGGGCGCACAGGCGCTGGATGTCGATCAGGCAAAACTCATTCGCAAAGCTTTACCATTTGTATCCCTGTTTGGGGGCGGTGTAGGAAATCAAATCTTGGACGGCAAATTGAAGCAGACCTTTGTTTACCCTGTATGCAGAGAAACGAATAATATTATCCCAAGCTATGTTGAAAAATCCGACTATAGTTGGAGACATTTTACTAATGTAATTGAATTTTCCCGGAAAGACGATGAAAAGAACGTGAACCTTGCAGAGCAGTTCTTGATTGGACAGGATGAACAGCAGTTACTCGAGGGAGAAACCACCAAAAAGAAAAAAGAAAAAGACGGCCCAGCCACACAAATGCGGTATGGCGTGGAATATTTGGCAGCTGGCACGAAGCTTTGGCACCGTTGGGATATTATCTGCGATGAATTGGAACTTGGTGCATTTGTATCCGCCTTGCATGAATGGCAAAAGCAGCCTTACCTCGGTGGGATGAGCGGAAAAGGATTTGGGTTGGTTGCTGCCAATATGGATTTGGTAAAAGAGGATGGACGCGAAACCTTTGCACAGATTGGGCAGGAGTTTATCAAGTTGGGAGCAACAGCAGAACATGCGAAAGCCGCGTATGATGCGCACTTACAGGAAATGTATGATACCTATCTGATTGATAACAAGGAAGAATTCACAAAGCTTTTGGCAGGTGAGGTGAAATGAAAAACCTGAAGATCACGGCCCGTCTTTTGGACGGGCGCGTGAACTCCAATGATGGCATTTTTAATTTGGATAGTATCTTGGCTTATGCGTGGATGCTGGAAAATCATCCGGATGACTTGCAGAATAACAATTTACGGCCGGATAACGTAATTGAACCGGATTTGCCACTGGCAAAGGATGAAGATGGCCGGTGGAAAGCATCCCTCGGATTTTACGAACAACATGCTGAAATCGTTGAGTATTGGCATAAAAAAGTAAACGACTTTGACGCGGCCTATTATGTGGACTTCCAGGGCAAACGTGGCAAGATTAACGGTGCATCTGGTGAATATAAAGCTTATCGTATGCCACAAATAATACGGGTTGTGAGTGATATTGAATTTTATGCCGTCGGGGATCCTGACGAAATTCGGCGCCTACTTGGATATGTAACCAATATCGGCAAGAAAGCATCTCAAGGCTATGGATATGTACGAGAATGGGACATAGAAGAAATTGAAGATGACTATACGGATATCGGGCCATATGGAATTATGCGGACACGTCCATTTATAGGTGAGCTACCTAACGATGGACAAGCCTATCAAATTAAGAAAGTGCGCCTAAAACCGCCCTACCATTTACACATAGACCGGGTGCCATGCATTATCCCAAATGTGAGGAGAGATCAGCTTGCTTAAAATAAAACTTCCTGTCCAATTTGACGACGGAAAAGCTATGTATGATGCGGTATTGGCGATCATTCATAAGCAGTCTCCTGTGCTGTCTAAAATGATTCATGATAACTACGATTACAACCCATTTAGTGTTGAGTTACCTAATATTGTAAATGTTATAGGCTTAGAGATTGAACCATTTTTTAAAAACCTGAATGGTATCGAAATATTAAGAGAAGTGTCGTATAAGGATTTAATGAACAGAAAATATGATGATCTGACAATCATGGTGCAGTTTCACAATACGACGTTTTCCCGCAAAGGATATGACACGCCCATTCCGGATCCAAACCATATTCTTTTAAGCCTTAAAGAGCGTTGGAATCAGCTTTTTCCGGATAAAATCGATATCAAAATTCCATTTCACGGAGAAAACACAAGGGAATATACGGTAATTAAATTCTTGAATATCCATTCGGCAACACACAAAATAGCTGACTATCGGCCATACACCGTTTTTTATGGCAAAGTGGGGTTTAAATTTTACGGAGATGAGGCCTACGTTCAAAAAGCAAACATTTTATTCCGGTTTGCAGAGTTTGCAGGTGTCGGAATGAAACGGCAGATGGGCATGGGCGTTATGAAAATAATCGATATGGGGTGAGTGTAATATGGATTTGAATATGTTTTTCGAGATTGGCGAATTAAACGCAAGATTAAATAGCTACAAAAAGAAAAAAGAAAAATCCATAAACTTAAGCGCTGAACAATTATTAAAAGCGGAAAAGCCTTATTTGGCACTGAGTGGTGGCAAGGATAGTGTAGCTATGGCGTATTTGGTTGACGAAGCGGCAAAAAGAGTAAATAAAGATTTCAGGATGTGGATACACATTTCAAGTGCTTCTTTCCCAGGTACACTGGAGACAGCACAAAAGGTAGCCAAACAGATTAATAGACCGCTAGATGTTTATGACGGCGGTGATGCTTTTAAATTTTTGAGCAACAAGCAAAAAGCCATTTTCGGGAAGAATGGTGTCTATTTCGATTCCGTGCGTTCATATGCAAAAGATAAAGACTTAGTTTTTACAGGAGTTAGAGCATTTGAAAGCAAAAGAAGGAGTAGAGCTGTTAAAGCAAAGGGACAAGTTTTTTATAGCAAGTCGATGGGCGGCATAACTGTTTGCCAACCGTTAGCGTATTTTCGATTAGAAGATGTTGCGGCGGTTATGGCTGAATATAATGGTATTATGCACCCGATTTATAGTAAAATGCCGATAAATAATGAAAAAAATGCGATGAATGAGGAACATTGGATACGCTTAGGATACACCATACAAAAAGATCTATGGAATAGAGGAACAGCATTATTTATAAAAATAAATTATCCGGAAATTTTTGAGAAACTAGCGGAAAAAGATCCAAACATAAATAATTATATATGATTAAATGTCTGACGGAAGAACCGAGGGCACTAAGCAAGCTATGACGCTTGTTTGGAGCCCTCTTTTTATTTGCCGGGGGTAGAAAAATGAGAACAATGCAGGATAAACTGAAAAAATGGCAGAAAAAGAGCGGGCAAAGTAAAAATACTGTGCGAGGAAGGCCGAGAAAGCGCAAATCAGAGCATTTAAGTGAACGCGAGATAAAAGACCTTATGGGATACTACGAGCCCGTATTCAGGCGAGGAAAAGGCGGAGCATGGAGGAATGGACGATGATCGATGTGTTGAAATTTATTGGGAATGCGGTAACGATCAAGATAGAGAAGGTGGACAAATGAACAAGCAAGAGATATCGGCAGCACTAAAAGACTATTATTGGATGATCAATGAGATCAAACGACAACGTAAAATGCTGGAGAATGAAGTGAAAAGCAGCATTACTGCCCAATACGGGGAAGAATCTACCTTACCGAAGCCAAAAGGCACAAATAGTGACCCGGTTTACCGTGAAATCTTACGTCGGGAGAAGACACATCAATGGATTAATCGGTTGCAGAAGAAAGTGCTGTTTATTCAGGAACATGTTGATTGCGTGCGGGGAGAACGCGAACGTGCCGTGCTGGAGTGCCTGCTGGACGGAATGAGCGTCATCGCCATTAGCCGACATATGGGGCTATCAGAACGGAATATTCGGGCCATCCGTGCCAATATTGTGGACACGATGTATGAAAATGCCGGAAATTCCGGTTTTGCCGGAAATGCCGAGATTGCCGGATAGATGAAGTACAATAAAAAATATGTGTAAAATGGAAGGCAGGACCGGAGAGGAAAAATCCGGGGCGTGAGAAATTTCACGAAAACCACAATTCACCTTGCGGTGATTAATTCAGGGTTCGGGGTTATCCAGGACGAGCTTCTTAATTCGAGACGGGGTAGCAGAAATACGGGCCCGGGTGAAAACCTTGTCGATTTTGAGGCTTATTTTATTGCAGGAATTTGCCTTCTTTTGTCGAAGTTATTGACGAAGGGAGGCGAATGAAATGAAGGTTTATGAACTAATCAAGGAATTAGAAAACTATCCACATCAAGATGCAGAGATTGGCGTGAATTTCCAAATAACATTAACACAATCTGATAAAATAATTTCCAATATCACTAAAGTAAACGGCATCTTGAAACCTTTAAACAAAAATGATAATACGACGGTATTATTAGACACAGAAGAAATCAGAGAAAACATTTAAGCATCCTTCGGGGTGCTTTTTATTTTGCTCCAAAACAAACACAAATAGTCGGAGGTGGCAGGTGATGTAGCAGGTGACGGACAAATACATTCAAGCTGAAAAAGATTATGTCAAAGGCATGAAATACAAGGACATTGCTGAAAAATATGGCGTGTCTTTAAATACGGTCAAGTCATGGAAAAAGCGTTATGGTTGGACGCGTGAAAAGGGTGCACACAAAGAAAAAAGTGTGCACACAAAAAATAAAAGGGGCGCACCTGTCGGGAATATAAATGCAAAAGGAAATAAAGGCGGTGCGGCTCCAAAAGGAAACCAAAACGCTGTCACTCACGGTTTCTTCTCCAAATATCTGCCACAGGAATCACTGGACATTCTGGAAGAGATTCAAGAGCGTTCTCCCGTCGACATGCTCTGGGATCAGATAATGATTCAGTATGCTGCTATTATACGAGCGCAGAAAATAATGTTCGTTGAATCAAAAGATGAAATGATCAAGGAGATTAAGAAAACCAAGTCAGATATCGGGGAGAATTACGAGACGAACGAAGAAGAGTGGGAATTTCAATTCGCTTGGGATCGCCAGGCGACTTTTCTTAACGCCCAATCTCGGGCCATGTCAGAACTGCGAAGCTTGATCAAGCAGTTTAATGAACTGGCACACGAAGATGATGAACGCCGTCTGAAGCTTGAACAGATGCAGCTAAACATTGATAAAACAAAAGCTGAAATCAAGGAAATCACGAATGAAAGCAACCCGGACGACCGGACGATCATTATCAACAACGAGGATGAAATGAGGCGGATTTTGAATGAACGCAATCAAAACAACCGACCTGATTAACCCGGTGTTTTATGATTTCTGGTTAAACGATAAGCCGAACAGCATTTTAAAAGGCGGCCGGTCATCCATGAAATCGTCAGTCATATCCCTAAAGCTTGTCATCGATTTTTTAAACGATGATCAGGGAAACGTTGTGGTGCTCCGAAAGGTTGGCAAATACTTGTCAACATCCGTTTATGAACAAATCAAATGGGCCATATACATGCTCAAAGTGGAAAATGAGTTCTATTTTGGTAAATCACCGTTGATCATTCGACATAAACGGACGAACACGGCGTTTTATTTTTACGGTGTTGACGATCCGATGAAAATCAAATCCGCCAAGATTGCAAAGGGATATGTCATGGCGCTTTGGTTTGAGGAACTGGCCGAGTTTGCAGGCGTTGAGGATATCGATATTGTTTCCGATACGTTCATCCGGCAGGACCTGGGCGACAAAGAGGTTAAAATCTATTACTCATACAATCCGCCCCGAAACCCGTATGAGTGGGTGAATGAATGGGTTGACAGCAAAGCCGGGGATCCGGATTATTTCATCCACCATTCAACCTATATGGATGACGAGAAAGGTTTCCTGTCGCATCAGATGATCCGGAAAATCGAACAGTACAAGGAAAATGATCTTGATTACTGGCGCTGGATGTATGCCGGTGAGATTATCGGTCTTGGGGATATGGTTTACAATATGAACCACTTTCGCTGGATTGATGAACTGCCGCAAGATGATGATCTGTTGCTAATCGATATTGCGATTGACTCCGGATACCAAACATCCGCGACAACCTTTTGTGCATTCGGACTTACGAAACGGTTAAATGTCATTTTGCTTGACACTTATTACTATTCTCCTCAAAATCGAGTCGTTAAAAAAGCGCCGAGTGAATTCTCAACCGACTTGAAAGAGTTTGAAGTTAAGTTAGCGGAGTTTAGGAGAAACATCGACATGAGGACGATAGACAGTGCAGAGGGTGCTTTGAGAAACCAATACATGAAAGATTTTGGTGTGCGGCTGCATCCAATCGCAAAAAAGAAAAAGGTGAACATGATCGAGAACGTTCAAGACCTGCTTGCGCAAGGTCGTTTTTTTATGCTCCGAAACAATAACAATCAGATTTTTTATGAAGAGCACAAGAAGTACCAATGGGACGCTGACACGTTGCAGAGTGATGATCCTAAAGTAATCAAGGTTGATGATCACACTTGTGATGCCTTCCAATACTACGTCAATGACAATTTGCAGAAACTGCGATTGAAATATTAAGGCGGTGATGCCATGTTTCAAAACATTCTAGCACGCCTGAAAGGAATGTTTGCAAAAATGGGCCTGATCAAAGAAATAAACAATGTAAGCCAACTGGCAGCCGTCCAGGAATCAGAGCGGCAATACAACCGAATAGAGATATGGAGATATCTTTATCACGGCCATTTGGCGCAATACTATGGCGTTCCGTTTCATGAAACACATTGGACAAGTGTGGACGGTGTTAGGCATAAACGGCGCCGGGCAACGATGGGTATGCCGAAGGTTGTCAGTCAGGAAATGGCAAAACTGGTTTTTAATGAGAAATGCGTGGTTAACATTTCGTGCGAAGGCAATGAGGCAGTTGAGGAAATGCTGCAGGATATCTTGAAACGCAGCCATTTCCACAAGCTGTTTCAGGACAAGCTCGAGACCATGTTCGCGATGGGTGGACTCGTAATCAAGCCTTATTACAAAGACGATGGTCTGCACTTTTCTTTTGTGACAGCCGACTGTTTCTTGCCTGTTCAAAGCACCAATGACCACATCGAGGCTGGAGTATTCCTCAACGTGACACGCCGCGGAAAGAAATTCTACACGCTGCTGGAATGGCATACGTGGGATGACGACGGAACGTATGTGATCACGAATGAACTGTATGAAAGCGACACAGAAGGAGCGCTCGGCCATAAGGTGCCATTGACAATCCTCTACCCGGATATTGAGCCGGAAACACGAATTGACGGGCTTACGCATCCGTTATTCGTGTATATAAAGCCAAACCTGGCCAATAATTTTGATTTGGATTCTCCACTTGGCATTTCCATTTTTGCCAATGCGATCGACACGCTGAAATCCATTGACGTGGCCTTTGACAGTTTCCAACGTGAATTTATCCTTGGCAAAAAGCGCATCATGGTACCACAACAGGCTTTGCGTACGGTTGTCGATCCGTCCACAGGTGAAGTTCGGCGCTATTTTGATGTAGAGGACGAAGTGTTCAAGGCTTACGCCGACACAGACAATGAGGACAAAATTCAGGACATTTCCGTTGAATTGCGTGTACAAGAACACATTGACGCCATTAACGCACTGCTAAACATTCTAGCTTCACAGATCGGCTTTTCGGCCGGCACGTTTGCTTTTACAGGCGGCGCAAGCGTTCAAACTGCAACGCAAGTCATCAGCGAGAACAGCCAAACATTTCGAACAAAGAACTCTCATGAAACCGTTATTGAGGCTGGTCTGAAAGAACTAATTCATGTCATGGCCGAAATGTTGGTACTTTACGGCGAGTTAGACAGCATACCAGAAATCGATGTGACGGTTGACTTTGACGACTCCATTGCTGAGGACCGCATCCAGAACGCGAATTTCTACATGACACTAGTCGCAGCCGAACTCATGCCAAAAGTTGAAGCCATTCAACGCATATTTGATTTAACAGAGGAGCAGGCACAAGAGTGGCTGGACAGAATCAAACAGGAAAATAGTCAGCCGGTGCCACAGATGATGGATAGCTTTTTGAGCACGGCTGAAACAAGTATCCGAAACGTAAACAGGACGGGGAGATAATCTATGCTAACCCCAAACCAACTGGAACAGCTGGCAAAGCCCCTGATTGACATTTACGGTCAACTGGAATCAGACATCATCAAAGCCATCGTGAAGCGTCTGGAGACAAAACAGGACGTGAAAAAAGACAATGTACTGCAATGGCAATTTGAGAAACTGCGGCAACTTGGGGACCTGAATAAAGACGTGATAAAACTTATTGCCATGATGTCAGGGAGAACGGAAAAGGAACTGGAAACACTCGTGAAAGAGAGTATGAAACAAAGCGTGCAGCCGATGGATGATTGGTTGAGCGGACTGGCGGCAGACGGGAAGGTTGACCAGGCACCGCCGCTTGACCAGGACACGCGCATTTTTAACACGCTTCTCACGTTCCAAAGCCAAGCGAAACAAACGCTTAACCTAACGAACTCTACTATCTTAGCGAACAGCCATCAAGTTTATCGGGATATCATCTCACAGGCGACGGCAAGTGTTATGGCCGGGATGAAAACGCACCAACAGGCGGTGGCAGATACAGCGGCTAAATGGGCAGAGAAAGGCATTCCAGCGCTTGTCGATAGAAAAGGGAGACAATGGTCAATTGAGGGCTATATCCCAATGGTGATTAAGTCTGTGGCAAATAATGTGGCAAATCAAACGCAATTCGATCGTATGGATAGTTACGGTGTGGACTTAATCGAAATCAGTAGCCATATCGGTGCTCGCCCGGGATGCGCTCCCTATCAGGGCCGTATATTCGACCGTAACGGGAAAAGCAAGAAGTATCCATCATTGGAGAGTACAACATACGGGCAGCCGGCGGGTATATTTGGGATTAACTGCCATCATCACCCTTACCCATACATCCCGGGGGTGAGCGTAAAGCGATATGATCCGTACCCCAAAGAGGAAAATGAAAAAGCTTACGAGCAAAGTCAGCAACAGCGGAAGATGGAACGAGATATCCGCAAGGCAAAGAACAAGCTTGAAGTGATGCAGCATGTTGGCACAAAAGGAGATATTGCCGCCGCCCGAAAGAAAATACGTGAGAAACAAGCAAACATGCGGGCATTTATCAACGATACTGGCAGAACCCGGCGGTATGACCGGGAACAAATAGCGAAAGGATGACAAATAATGTCTAAATATCGTAAGAAGCCAGTTGTGATTGAAGCAGTGAAGTGGACAGGCGAAAACTGGAAAGAAATTGACGAATTCATCACCACTTATCATGAAACCTATCCAAAAGATGGTGTAATTATGATCGATACTTTAGAAGGAACACATATAGCTAATGTTGGAGATTATATCATTAAGGGCGTGCAAGGTGAGTTCTACCCATGCAAGCCGGATATTTTCGAGCAATCCTACGAGACAACCGAATAGAAGGAGGTGATCCAACATCTCGGAGCCACGCCGTTTATGTGGTAATTCTAGTCGCCAATAGGTGGCCTTTTTAATGCTTAAAAAGGAGTGAAGACAATGCCTAAGTTTTTACCTTTGAACTTGCAATTCTTTGCAGACGAAGACCCGGCAGGCGGAGAACCGGCACAAGGGGGTGATCAAACCAATGTAAACACACCGCCAGCAAGTCCCACACCAACGCCGTCAGCACAGCAGACACCACCGGCAGACCCAGTACCGGCCAGCCCCGAGCCGTCGAAAGTGGACACAAAAGAGATTCGTACAAAAGCACAGTCCGACTTGTTGAAAAAGCTCGGCTTTGAAAAGGTCGATGAGCTGCAAGATGTGCTGACCAAATACAAAGAGATCGAGGACGCACAGAAAACGGAAGCCCAAAAACAGGCTGAACGTCTGAAAGATCTCGAAACAAACTTTTCTTCTGTTCGTGATGAAAACGAATCACTAAAAGCACAAATTGCAGCCATGAAAGCAGGGGTGAAGGCGGATGCCGTGGAGGACGCAGTACTGCTTGCAAAACGTTTGGTCACAGATGACGTGGACATGGACGCCGCCATAAAGCAGGTGCTCGAAAAATACCCGCAATTTGGGCAAGAAGCACCGGCACAGCCGCAAGAAACACAACAACCTAAGCCACAGTTTACACAAGGACAGCACAACCCCAGTCCGCAACAAAGCGAAATGGAGAAATGGTTGGCAGCATTTAAAAAATAAAATTTTTGGAGAGTGATAGAGCATGGCAGTAGTCAATTACGCTGAACTTTACTTACAGGCGTTACAACAAAGATTCGCCGACGCCCTTATGTTTTACGACCTTTATAATACGCCGAACAACGACAATATCAAATGGGTAAATGCAAAAACGGTCCAAATCCCGCATATTGTTGTTGGTGGGTATCAAGATGTTGCTCGTGATGCCGTTGGCGGTTATACTCGCCGCGCTGACAACGCATGGGAAAGCAAGACCTTGCAACACGATCGGGAATTCCGCACGCTTGTTGACCCGACAGACATCGATGAAACAAACCTTGCTTTAAGCATCGCCAATATTACCCGGGTTTTCAATGACGAGGAAAAAATTCCGGAACTTGACAAATACATGGCGTCAAAACTGTACACGGAATTTACCAAATATGGCGGTACTGCATTGACGGATAACATTACGGAATCGAATGTTTTGGGCATGTATGATGAACTGATGTATGAAATGGACGAAGCTGAAGTACCACAAAACGGACGTATTCTTTATGTGACACCAACGGTTTCAAAAGTGCTGAAAAACGCCGATAAAGTGACTCGTTTCTTGCAAGTGACGGATGCAGGGGGCGCCATTAATCGTAATGTTCGTTCGCTCGACGAAGTCAAAATTGTAACGGTTCCATCTTCCCGGATGAAAACCATCTACAACTTTACGGATGGCGCGGTTGCGGACACATCAGCAGCACAAATCAACATGATTCTGGTGCATCCATTATCGATCATCACACCGATGAAATATGAATTTGTGTCTTTGAGTGAACCGAGCGCAGTTACAGGGGGTAAATATCTGTACTACGAACGCGCTTACTGGGATGTATTTGTGCTTGAGCAAAAAGCACCTGGTATTAAGTTTGCGATTACACAGACTACTCAACAGTCAGGGTCTTAATAGAGGAGCTTTACGCTCCTCTTTATTATCGTAAAGGAGGCATAGACAATGGGTGAAATTAGAGTGCGAAAAGAAAACCGCGTCCTAACCATTCCAGAAACACGCCTAGATGTTTATCTGCAAGATGGATATGATCAGATTGATGATGTCGGAAATGTCATTAAAAGGGCAACCGGCGGACGTATGGTCTCACTCGCCGAATATAATCGGCTGCTCGACCGTGTGGCGGAGCTGGAAAATGAACTAGCAGCTCCAAAAGGAACCAAGCAGAAAAAGAGTGAGTGACGATGAAATACATCGATCAGGATTTTTACACGAACGAATACGGCGGAACAGCCATTCAGACCGATAAGTTTACAGAAATCGCCAATGCGGCTGAACGTGTAATTGATCAGGCGACTTTCTTTAGATTGAGCCAAATTGATTTTTCAAAGCAGATTCCGCGTATTCAATGGCTTGTCAAAATGGCTATCTCGGCACAAATGGAATATTTCTATGAACTGGGCAGCCATACAGAGGCGGGCATGCAGACGGTGCAGAGTGCGTCAATTGGCGGGTTTAGCTTTACTAATCCGCAGACAGACAACAAGAAGAACTTGCTGCAGTCCGAGGTGGCGATGGAGTACCTGGCACAAACCGGGCTGATGTATAGCGGAGTGGATGCTTATTAAATGCATTATCTGCCATTTGTCGGGACGTTTCGGGGGTGATTACAATTTTTATCAAGCCAATTCCTCCAATCATGATGCCGCACACTGTCCAGCTGCATTCCTACAACGGAAGCGTCCGATACGGTGATTCTTATGCGGATCCGGTCACGATCACACATGTTCGTGTTGTGCCAAAGTCTCAGCTAAAATTCGGAGCCAACGCTGAAACAATCGACTTTATATCTATGCTGTATATCGATGTAAACACGTCAAATCAAGTCGTGAATGGCATAGAACAGGATTTGAAAATTGTCCCGAAAGAAAAAGACAAGGTGACGTATGACGGCAAGGATTACATCATCAGTAACGCGAATGAGCTACTGGCCGGAAATGAAGTCCATCATTATGAGTGCGAACTGAACGGGATGTGAACAGAATGATTAGCGTACAAGTCGATATCGGGAATATCCCTAAAAAAATCGATAAAGCGATAGCATACGGGCTATACGTCACAAGCGAACAAGTGCGGAAAGATTGTAATTACTATATCCCAAAAGATCAAGGCACGTTGGAACGGTCATCTTTTCAGGCATCGGATTTGCAGCGTGGTGAAATTGTTTGGGATACGCCCTATGCGCGACGACTTTATTACCATCCAGAATACAATTTTTCTAAAGACAAAAACCCGCATGCTCGTGGCTTGTGGTTTGAAGAAGCAAAGGCAACACGTGGTAGTCAATGGAGAACCGTTGCACAGGAAGGAGTGAAACGGGGACTTGACAGAGAATAACGCAAACGAACTCGATTTTCAGGACTGTATGATTGACGCAATTGAAGCAAATTGCAATCTGTTTGCACCTATCGATGTTCCAATCATCAGGATCAACGAGGACGGCACAGGCAGTGGTATCGCCTTCATGTTAACACCGATTGGCGAGGAAACAAGATACATGGATGGTGGCCGTGACAGGATGTACGCTTTTCAAATTAGTGCTCGCAGCCCTGACCAGCTACAAGTTTTAAACACATTATTCAGTATCAATAGGTTCATAGATGGGCTAAAAAGCGGAGATATCCAAAGCAAAAATGGAACATTTGAGTTTATTAATGCCGTGGTGCGAAGCGTGCCGAATTTGGTGCAGGCCGACACTCACGGTTTTTTATATGTCTCAAATTTCGAAGCTGAACTTTTATTGAAGGAGTGATCTAAATGGCTTTTAATCTGAACTATAAGAACAAATTCGAGATTGATACAAAGGGAAACGTGGATCCGAATACAATAACGGGCGCTACGTTTGTTCCGATTGCAGCTGGGATTTCCACGGTTACACCAGCGCCGGGGGATACAACGGATAACACTGCATATTACAATGGCGGCGGATTTGCAAGCACGGACGTAACCGGTAAAAACTTCTCGCTTGCGTTCTCTGGAAACCGTGTCGAGGGAGATGCTGCACAGGATTATATTGCAGGAAAAGAGTTTTCACTCGGAGATGATTGCAAAACGCTGCTGCGATGGACCAAATCGGACGGACGTGTCGTTGTGGCTCAGGTCACTTTGAGCGCTATCACCACATCTGGCGGTGCAGCAAACGCAAAACAAACGTTTAGCTTTACGGCTAACTTTAACGGGGCACCGGTTGTGCAGGAAGATCAGGCTGCAGGATAAATAAGGGGCTTTGTGCCCCTTTTTATACATAACTAAGAAAGGGAGTGTGCTAAATGATCAAAATTAATCTTAAAAAGGTGACTGAAACCTTTGAAATTGGGGACAAGACATACGAAGCCGATTTTAACGATGAAGCACTGAAAAAGTATTTCAAGCAAGGTCAAAAAATTTGGGAGTATGACAAGCAAGTTAGTGAAAAATATCCGGATATCGACAATACCGATGATTTTGGCAAGATCTGCGCCGCAGCCATTGACGTGCTTCCAGCCCGGGCGGAAATTTATAAATCTTTTTTCAATGAAACATTTGGTGAAGGATACGGTGAATCAATATATAAACAATGTGGATATTCCACGCCAAATATGCAGAAAGTTTTTATGGAAGTGTGGGAAGTGATCTATCGCAAAGTAATGGATACTGAGTCGGATTCCGACAAAGCTGCAAAAAAGTATGTGAAAAATCGTAACCAAAAGCGATGATGCGGCATGCTGAGCCTGACACAGCCACTAGAAAATGAGATTGAAATAAACGGCCAGCACTATGAATGGGATTTGTCCTATGACAACGTGCTACGCTTTTATGAACTCATGGACGATGATAGCGTGAATGAAATTGAAAAAGTACAAATCGCTTTTAAAATGTTTGTGCCGGAATGCATTGCTGACATTGAAACGCAAATCGAAACGGTACAAGCCATCTCCCAATATGTCTCTGGTCAAGATGAGGAAGAATCAGAGCCAAGTGAAGGCAGCCACAAACAATATTACAGTTGGGAACAGGATGCGGATTATATTTATGCATCTTTTTTACAGGACTATGGGATAGACTTGATCGATTTACAGGGTATACTCCGGTGGGAAAAATTTATTGCAATGCTTAACAGTTTAAGCGAACGCACGAAATTTAGCCAGGTTGTAAGCATCCGTGCGGCGGAAATCCCAGCCGGAAACAGCGAATATGAAATTGCCGAGCGCAATCGGCTGATACAATTGAAAGATTTGTATGCATTAAAAGGCGAGGATAGTGTTTCCTATGCTGAACAGGAAATAGACAGCATGTTTGATCGATTGGTTGAGTCTGCTCAGAAAGGCGGTGAAACGAATGAGTGATGGCAAAGTCGTAATAGAGGTTAAGCTTGATAATAAAGGCGTAAAATCAGATATTCAGGTTATTGAAACACTCTTAAAAGCTATGGGCCAAGACACTGGCAAAGATATGGATGCCAATTTTAAAAAGAATGCCGAAAGAATGGTAAAGGAAGCTGAAAAAACAGCTGACAAGGTAGATAAAGAATTTGATAAGCCTGTCGAACAAGAAGTCAAGATTGACGACAAGGCCACAAGGCAGGCCGAGAAAATCCATGAGAAAGTAAAAGAGGAAACAGCCAAACCGATTGAGCAGAAAGTCCAGGTGGACGAATCAGCGGCAGTAAGAGAGGCACAGAAAGCCCGGCAGAAGATGGTTAAGGAAGCAGAGGAAGCACGTAGTCAGATTTCTTCCGTGTTGAAAGGCTCGTTTGTGGGCACATTTCTTGGAAATATGGCGTCCAGCGCTGTATCGACAATTAAAAACGGCATTTCTGGGCTGATCCATGCCGGCATCGAATACAACGCAACACAGGATAAGATGATAGCTACATGGACGACTTTAGCCGGATCAGCGACGAAGGGCAAACAAATGGTGGACATGATTAACATGTTCCAGCGGCAAACCGGATATGCTACCGATGCTCTCAACGAGATGGAGCAAAAAATTTACCACATCAAATCAAGCGCATCCGAGACTGAGACCATGACACGCGCATTTACCACTCTCGGCGATGCCATGGGCTTGTCTAATGAACGCCTTGTTGGTGTAGCGGAACAGTTTAGCCAGATGATGGCGACCGGAAAAGCATACACGGGGGATTTAAACATCATGACCAACGCCTTTCCGGCTTTTGGCGAAGCGTTGCAGGAAACTACTGGCATGACAATGGGAACCATTAGAAAGATGGCCGAAAAAGGGCAACTGGATGCAAAAGTCGTGGAAGAAACTCTTATTAATATGTCCTATAAATACAAGGACGCCACTGCAAATGCCATGAACACAACACAGGGTTTATGGCGATCTATCGAATCAAACTGGGGACGCCTGGCCGGTAAGTTTACAAAACCTATTTTCAACTTGAAAAAGAGTGGATTCAAGGATTTAGAAGATTGGTTGGCGTCGAGTAAAGCAGATGACTACTTTACAAACCTTGGGAAAGATGCGGCACAAGTCGTTAGTAAAATCACAGACATCGTGGAATATGTGAAAGACCACAAAGACACCATCCTCGGATTTGCTAAGGCTTTCGGCATCCTTTATGGCGAAATCTGGGCCATGAAAAAAATTGCTGGCATTGTAGATTCCTTTAATATCGTAATGGGTGGGTTAGGCCGTTTGCGCGGGTCAATGGCACTAACAGCACGGTCGTCAGAAACGATGGCGGCAACAACAATAGCATCCAACGAAAAAGTAGCTGCTAGCAGCGAAGCTTTTAGTCTTGTGGGCAAACGTATGGGTATTTTAAGAAGTGCTGCCAACATTGGTGGTGCAGCACTTATAGCATTTGGTGGAAAATGGGGCATGATTGCAGGCATTGCAGCCAACTTTCTCCCGGAAATTTTAAAAGCAGGAAGCGGTATTTTGAGATTTGGCTGGCAAGCGCTCGGAACTGTAAAAAATATGCGTTTTTTAATTGGGGCTTTTGGAGATACAGGCGCTGCCATTTTTGGATTGAGCAATCCGGTTGGATGGATAATTACGGCGATTGCAGCAGTCGGAACCGGATTCTATTATGCCTATAAACATATAAAGCCGTTCCGTGATAGTATCAATGATCTTGGTAACGATTTAAAAGGCAATTTTATGCACACCATGAACAAGGTGAAAGATTTTTTCGCCAACCCCCTGAATTTAAAAATCAAATGGGATTCAACAACTGTCAGCAAGTCGGATCAGAAAGCCATAGACAACTACGCAAAATTAGTGGACCAGGCACAACGGAAACTTGAAGATTTCGTGGTTACAGGGCGCAAAGTAAGTAAACAAAATGTTGGCAGTTTGGTAAAACCATACGAGCAGATGGCAAAACAAATCACAAAGCATTTCGACGATGCAACGAAAAGTGCGAAAAAGAATCTCAAATATTTGGATGGCCTAAACTCGGATGAGTATAACAACATCTTGAAAAAGACCACAAAAGCTAACAACCAAAATAAAAAAGAGGTCCAGAAAATCACAAATGAAATAAAAGGAATATATGAAAATGCAGCTAAACACCATAGAAGCCTGACGGAAGATGAGCAGAAAAAGGTGAACAAGCTGCAAGACAAAATGAATTCATATGCTGCAAAAAGCGTTTCTAAATCTGCAAAAGAACAGCAGGAAATCTTGGGCAAATTGAGAGATCATGCCGGGAAACTTAGCGCGCAACAAGCCGCAAAAATCGTCGCAAATGCCAAAAAGCAAGAAGAGCAAACAATCAAACACGCAAAAAACGAGTACAAAGAAGCAGTTGACCAGGCAGAAAAGAAATACAAAGGAACAAAAAATTGGGCTGACGAGCAGTATTATGTGAATGGATCGATTTCTAAAAAGGAATACGAAGACATAGTGAAAAACGCAAAGCGGCAAAAGGACCAAAGCATTAAGCACGCAAAAGACCAGCGTGACGCCGTAATCGCAAACGCCAAAACACAGCAAAGAGAAACCGTCGACGCAGCCAAGAAACAAGCAGAAGGACACAGGGACGCAGTCGATTGGGAAACTGGGAAAGTATTGAGCAAATACGACAAATTTCGGGCAAGCTTTGCACATGTAATCAATGGCATTACTGGATTTTTCAATAAAATCTTTGACAAGATTGGACTGGGCAACATAAACATCCCGCAATGGCATCCACCCGGGTATGCACGCGGAACAAGTGGAACAGCAAAAGACGAAATTGCACTGACAGGGGAAGAAGGTCTGGAATTGGCTCATTCTCCTGGCATTGGAACATATATCGTCGGGAAAACCGGGCCGGAATTGCGATATTTGCCAAAAGGCACAAGCATTCTACCGCATGGGCCATCCATGCAGCTATTAAATAAATTGGGCATAAAAGGATATGCTGGCGGAATTGGGGACTTTTTTACAGGATTGTGGCACGGCATAGAAAAAGGAGCAAAAACGGCCATTGACATCTTTTCTGACCCATCAAAATTAATCTCGTATGTAAAAGATAAGGTTGGTCTATCAGATTTCCAAAATGAGTATACCGGTGTTTTAAAAGATTTGGCGATTGGGCTTCCAAACGAATTATTTAAGGGCATAAAAAACAAATTAAAAGATGCATTAGTCGTTAATCCAAGCGGATCCGGGGTGCAGCGATGGAAGCCGGCCGTTGTAAGAGCGCTCGCCATGAACGGTCTATCTACAAGTGCCGAAATGGTAAATAAAGTTTTGCGGCAAATTGCAACGGAATCCGGTGGCAATCCATTAGCTGTACAGCATGGATACACAGATATAAACACGATAACCGGCGACCTTGCAAAGGGCTTGATGCAGACAATAAGCGCGACATTTAACGCCTATAAGTTTCCGGGCCATGGGAACATTTTTAATGGATTTGATAACCTGCTAGCGGCATTAAATTATGCTAAACACCGGTATGGAAGAAACCTGTCTGGACTAGGTGAAGGGCATGGATACGCAGACGGAACGGAAAATTCAGCAGGCGGACATGTTTATGTTGCTGAAAAAGAACCAGAAATCATAGAAACAAAAGACGGAAGGATTGCGATTGCAACCAGACCGACAAGTTTTGATGATTTCATGGCCGGAAGTAAAATAACGCCGATCTCAAAATTAAAGAGATATGCAGCCGGAACCATTTCAAAAGCAGCAAACCTGGTTAACAATGTATCCGGTCCAAGAATCATCCTTGCACAAGCGGCTACTGCAGCGGGTAGTGGAAAAGCAAATAGCGCCCAAATACCGCCGATTGAAGTGCAAGTCGCTGTCCAGCCGCAAACCCATGTTACACAATGGAATGGCAAAACAGTGTATACAGAAATTGTAAAATATGATAAACAGGCAACGAATGTAAGAAATATTTTTAAGGGGTTGAGCTCGATATGACCGCGACTGTTACAGACACAGAATTCGGATTTTTTTATGCCGGTGCTCATTCCCGGGAATTTAATTTAAGAGTAATTGAGATTCATAGGAACATTTTTCCAGTAGTTGAAGAACAAACACAAAATATCCCCGGAATGGCCGGGGATTTATATTTGGGAACAAACGTGAAAAACCGTGCTTTTATAGTGGATGTTGAGATCGTGGCTGATTCACATGCGCAGCGTATTGATCTGATCCACCAAATTAGCGACTGGCTTATGCCGGTCGATGATGCGGAATTTGACTTGATTTTTGATGATGAACAGGACTTTACTTATTATGCACATGTATCCAATATAACCGAAGTCACACGGTCGTTATACAAAGGACGCGCAAGCATTACTTTTAGCTGTAGCGACCCGAAAGGCTACGGCGAATACCAACAGCACGACATAACAGAAAACCCTATTACGATCACACCAGACGGGACAGCGGAATGCTATCCCGTTTTTACATGCATACCGAAAAAAGACGTTACAAAAATCGCAGTGGTCGACCAGGATGAAAACTATGTCTATGTGGGCGCAGATGTGGACCCGGATACCGGTGATTCGCCGGTGGACCTGGAACCTCTCGTGTTCCATGATTACTGTTCAACAATGGCGACATGGTTATCTCTAACACCTGACACGCTTACCTTTACACCGGAAAATGGGGTAATTGATGGCGCAATGAGAAGTGTAAACGATGCGCTAACGGTTGCCCTCGACAGCTCCGGAAACCCAAATTTTGGGAAACCAGTCGCGAATAAGTGGCATGGCCCACTTGTAAAACAAAATTTAAATGGCCAGTACCAAGATTACCGTGTGTCAATCTGGCTTAGTAACAAACAATATTACCCACGGGCCAAAGGCAAAGTAGAACTCTACTTACTCGACCAGGATGGCCACGCCATTGGCAAGATCGGGATAAAAGACAACAGCATAAGTGCAAAACCGATCTTGCAGGTAACTGTATTCAATGGCGATAAATATCACAACATTATGTATGACCAGGGTAGCATCCACAAAAAGAAAACGACTACGAAAAAGATCAAGGTAAAAAACGGTACGAGAACGGTAAAAAGCAAAGGCAAGACCAAGACAGAACAACTGTGGAAGACCCTTACACTGCCGGCCGATCCGTCCACGGATACGTATACCAATTTTTACGGATGGATCCGATTTGAAAAGATTGGAAATAAATTTACAGTGCAGGTAATGAAATGCGACAGCAAGCACAATCCCGTGTGGAATAAACCGATCACAAAAACATGGACAGACACGAGCAAAATTTATACGCAAAAGCTGGCCGCGGTGGCCGCATATATCGCCAAGTACGATATCCAAGAGGATACAGCCAACCCGGTAGTAAAGTACCGAAATAACGATGTTGCCTTAACCGACGTGTGCGTATGGGAGATTATTAATGGAGGTAATAAAGGGACAACATCACCGACGATAATCGCCCGAAAAGGGGACGAAATAAAAATAAACTGCGAGGACCATACAGTTTATAAAAACGGGGCCGTATACATGAAAAACTTTTATATCGGCGGGCAATTTTTAACCATGCAAGGCGGCGTGCCAAAAACATTTGCCTTGTCCCCTGATCTTACAGATGCGGATTGGTATTTTGAATACCGCGCAACAACGCAGTAGGAAGTGATAGCCTATGTATCTTATATTGGATTCCGATCTAAACCCATGTGGTGTTTTAGATTTAGGCGGCAAAGGTTGCAAGTTTTACGACGACCTGCGGTCTACTAAAATTGCAGACGACCAGGGAAAAATATGGGCCGATACGCTCGAAATCAGCGTGCCTACCGGGTACCGAGAAACCGCATTTATAACATATGGCTATCATCTCCTTAAACAGGGCAATGATGGCTATTTTTATGTCTACCGCATTTACAACGTCGAAGATGGCGTGATCGGCCCCGTCCATGTTAAAAAAGCGCAGTGCCTTAATCTGCTTGCGTGGGACTTAACGCACAAAATCGTGCCGGCTAAAAATATGGTAAATGCCACAAGCCAAGACTTGTTTGGTTATATCATGCAAGGTTCCGGTTGGGAAATTGGCGAGAATTATTTTTATGGCGGATCTTTTTCGTTTGAATTTTCCGCCGGCAACAATGCCCAATATTGGCTCGATCAGCTTACAAATCAATTTAGCGCGGAAATCCGGGCTTATGTCCAAGTTTACAACGGGAAAATTATCCGTAAGGTAATAGATTTTGTGGACGAATTGGGCGAATCAAAAGGCTACCGGCTTGAATACGCCCACAACCTGCAAGGAATTACCCGTACCGGCAGCGACCAGGAAATGTATACAAAATTATATGTGTACGGCGGGCAAAAGCAGGATGGCACGCTGGCGTCCATTGCATCCGTTAACGGCGGCCGGGAGTATTTGATAGATGATGACGCGAACGATCAGTATAATAACGGCGGCCCATACTTAGAGGGGTACGTCGTAAATGATCAAATTCTAAATCCCAACGGATTGCTGGACTGGGGCAAAGAGCAGCTGGGAAAATACAACCACCCAAAATACAATTACACCGTGGATGTCGCACATCTCGGCTATCAGCCAAATTTAGGAGACCATTTCCAGATTGTGGATTTTGAGATGCAACCGGAATTAACAATCAGCGCCCGGGCTATCCAAATCGACGAATCAGAAGCAAATCCATCGAATAACAAAATCACGGTGGGCGAGTTTATCGAGATTGTTGCCGTTACGCCGGAGATTGTGCAGGACCTGCAAGCAAAGGCAAAAGCTGCACATGATGCAGCTGAAAAGGCAAAAGGGTACAAGGTAGAATATTTTACGCCAGATGGCACCGATTTTGCCGATACCACGAGCCAAAAGCGCATTATTGTCCGCGTGTATCAAGGTAGGGATGAAGTCACATCCACGCTGGATCAATCAGCTTTTATCTGGCAGAAAATCAATCCGGATGGCAGCTATGATCAAGAATGGGCCGATGCACATAAAGGCGTAGGAAACGTGATCTCCGTCGGTATAGAGGTTGCGGGGTGCACAATCAGATGCAAGATAGATGATGGGGACCTGCCGAGTATCGACGTTTATTTTAAAAATGGCATTGATTTTGTCGTGGATGAGCTGGCGCAGGTGCAAACAGATGAAACGCTGTCCATCGCTTTTATTACGGATACGCACTATGCTACTGCGTCCAAAAACGGCAACAATCTAAAAAGCCGCAGCACACTGCATATGCAAAACGTGGCGTATTTGACCAATCGGGCGAAAATTGACCTTGTCGTTCACGGTGGCGACCTTGTGGATGGAGATGAGCAGAAAAATTTGATGCTAACCGACTTTGAGGACGCGGCACAGTCCCTCTATTCCTCATCCGCTTCCCCGGCTGTTTATCTAAACGGCAATCATGACGACAACAGTTGGTACGCGCATGACAATGACGGCAATCTGATGCGATCTGTCCTGCAGCCAGCCGAGCGGTACGCAATCCTAAGCAAATATATGGATCCGGCGTTTATCCTTAACCCTACGGAAAAAGAGCGATTATACGGGTATAAAGATTTCCCGACACAGAAAATCCGGGTAATCTGCCTGAACAGTTTTGATAACCCGTATATTACGCAATCCGACGGCACGAATAAATACCCGTCACAATGGTCGTCCGCGTTTCGTAACGCACAATTAAATTGGTTCGCCAATACAGCTTTGAAACTCCCTAATGATTGGGGGGTTTTAATTTTTACCCATGCCCCTTTACAGGGAACATTTAACTCAGATGCACAAATAAACAGTGATATTATGTATGGCATTCTATCTGCTTTTGTAAATGGAACGACTTACACCGGATCCGGGAGCACGGCTGATTATACATGCAGCGTATCTGCCGACTTTACGAGCCAAGGAAAAGGAGAAATAATTGCAGTCATAAGTGGCCACGTCCATTATGACAGCAGCATGATAAAGAACGGAATGCTATTAATCCAAACACTTGATTCATTGGCTAGAAATGACTATATAGGAAGAATGCCAGACAGGCCAATAATATCTTTAGAAGAAGATGCATGGGATGTATTTACTATTGACCGGGCAAAACGAAAAATCTATGCAACCCGGTTTGGCGCGGGAAGCAGCCGGGTGTTTAGCTATTAGGGAGGTGAGAACATGACACTTTTAGGTAGCGTAGATATACCGTTTACAAAAAGTACAAAAATTGCAGTGGATGCAACCGACACAGCCGGTCAAGCAGCAACTGTTGCACAGCAGGCTACAGATACAGCAGGGCAAGCCCAAGTCACGGCACAGACTGCATCTCATACGGCCACGCAGGCGGCGGCTACAGCTGCAGATGCAGCACAAGCAGCACAGACAGCAATTACGACTGCCAATGGCAAAAACAAAGCATATTATGGCGCAACAACACCAACCAATCCCCAATCTGGTGATATTTGGTTTGTGGAGGATGGCAACAACAATGTGACAGCAATTAAGCATTATGATGGCACACAGTGGGTAACGGACGTTGACAACACCGCACTTGCGCAACAGATTAGTGCCGCACAAGCAGCTGCAGATAATGCAGCCACAGTCGGGCAAGCCGCCCAGCAAACAGCAGCAGATGCGGAAGCCAAAGGGGACGCGGCGGCTCAAGCGGCGGAGGAAGCAAAGGATGCAGCAACAAAAGCCCAAGCAGATGCAGCCAGTGCAGTTACAAGCGCAAATAATGCGGTCAACACTGCTAACAAGGCAACACAAGACGCACAAGATGCCATCGACAAAGCACAGGAAGGATTTGATACTGCGCAGGATGCCCTATCTAAAGCAGACGCCGCAGTCGACACAGCAAACACAGCCAAACAGGTAGCGTCCGATGCGGCGACACAAGCAAGCACAGCAAAAACAAACGCACAGACGGCAATGTCTAATGCGCAGGATGCAATTAATAAGGCAAACGCCGCCAACGCCAATGCCAATACGCGCGAAAAGTCTATTATAAAATCCAACACGGCACCATCCAATCCAGCAACAGATCAGCTGTGGATAGATACATCCAAAACACCGCAAATTATGCGGCGCTGGAATGGTAGCACATGGGTTGATTTGTCTCCGACACAGGCAAGCCAGATTGGCGCAGTAAGCACGACAACTTATACAACAGATATTACAAACATAAACAATACGTTGAGCCAAAAGGCAAGTGTTACGACGGTAAATACACTGTCCGGGCGTGTGGATAGTGCAGAGACGGCTATTACGCAAAATGCCAATGCAATTGCCAGAAAAGCTGATAAAACCGTTGTGGACACGCTAAAAAGCACCGTGGATAATCACAGTACGTTGATTAGTCAAAATGCTGATGCAATTGCACTAAAAGCCAATGCAAGCACCGTTGACACGCTCACGGGTAGGGTTAGCACGGCAGAAGCAACGCTGAAAACACAGGCTAACGAAATTGCAGCCAGGATAACAAAAACGGATGCAGATGCCAAATATGCTACACAAACGGCTTTGACGGCTACCGCCAATAGTCTTACAAGCAGTATTACCGCGGTACAGACTAATTTGGACAATTTGCAAATTGGTGGAACAAACCTTGTAGGTAATTTTAATGTAAACTACCCATTGCCTACAATAACATCAAACAGTAAAAGCGGTTTTGGTATACACCTTAATGGAGATGGAAGTGGCCGAGTGTTTGGGCCATTAAATTTAAAACAAAACCAATATTATACTATTTCTTTCACTGCCTGGTGGACAGGTGAAAATGGTACTGGAAAAATGTACTGCGATCTATTTCCTGATACTCTGCCTGAAAGTCCCGATTGGACAGTAACAACTACACCGACTAAATATTATTGGACAACTGCGTCATCTCATTCCGACATTACAAATTGTTGGTTAAGATTTTGGAAATTAGATTCTGGCGATGTTTACATTACCGATATTAAGTTAGAAGTTGGCAACAAACCAACTGATTGGAGCCCTGCACCAGAGGACATGGCAACTGTCGCCCAATTTAACACGCTATCGCAAACGCTGGATAGCACAGTGTCGAGAATTGGAAACGCAGAAGGAAATATAAGTGCGCTACAGCAAACGGCAAACAGCTTTGCAACGCGCATATCCAATGCTGAGGGTAATATTAGTACGTTGACACAGACAACGCAGGGATTGCAATCTACGGTTAGTGGTAAGGTAGACACAACAACATATAACAGCTTTGTAACGCAAACAAATAGCGCTTTGCAAAGCAAATTGTCAGCAACGGATGCAGCTAACACCTACGCTACACAGAGCCAGCTAACGCAGACGGCAAGCAGTTTGCAAAATTCGATTACTCAAATTCAATCAAGCGGTAGCAATTTAGTAATTGACCCTAGCTGGGAAATAAATGGAAACACATCAGAAAAATATCATTCAGGCAGTAAATCACTAAAAGTAATAGCTAATGGATATATTCAAGACATACCGTTGATGACTGTAACAACATCAGGCGGAAGAATGTTTTACGCAGAAGTATGGGTGTTGGCTGGTCAGTCTTCATGGGACGGAGTAGTTGGTTTGCAAGTATCCGAATACAATTCCAGAACAAATTCTTGGAATTGGCCGACAATACAAGACTTGCCAGCTAATGGTGGTCAAACGTGGACTAAATTAAGCGGTTATGTAACTGTTCCGGATGGATATGACAAAATCACAATAAGACTGTCTGTAAGAGAGAGTGTAACTAATGGGGCGGTATTTTATTTTGACGATGCTTTTGTAACAGAAGTTTCCGGTGTGCAATCCCAAATCAGCCAGCTTGCCGATGATATAAACCTGCGTGTGCAAAAAGGCGATGTGATCAATCAGATCAACGTCAGTACTGAGGGCATCTTAATCGATGGTAAAAAGGTACACATTACCGGGCAGACAACAATTGATAATGCCGTGATTAAGGACGCCATGATACAGAGCATGACAGCCAACAAGTTGACAGCTGGCACGATTGACGCAAATGTGATTACGGTAAAAAACATAAACGCCAGCAATATTGTGACAGGTACACTGGATGCAAGCAAAGTTACTGTTGCAAACATCGACGCATCTAAAATTACAACGGGGACGCTTAACGCCGCACGTATTGCCGCCGGCTCCATAGATGCAAGTAAGCTGAACGTTACGTCCTTATCTGCACTTTCGGCAAATCTTGGAAGTGTAACAGCTGGAAATATTTCCGGTGTAAACATAAACATTGGAAATGGAAACTTTACTGTCGATACAGCCGGAAACCTTGTTGCTAAAAACGCAAATATCACAGGAAAAATTTCGGGTTCAACTATAAACGGTAGTGATTTTTACTCTTCAGGTGAAAACGGCTCAACCCATATTTACGATAATACTATCGAGAACTTTGAGAACATATCTGAAATGGATAAAAAAATAACTATCATCAGCAGTGGTGACATTCAGCAATTATATAAAGTAAGTGATTCAATATATAAAGAATCTAGCCTTTCAGCTGGTTATCTTTATATATATAACGTAAATAGTGGCGGAGAAACAACAATTGACGGTGGGAAGATAACAGCCGGTAACATCTTACTCAACGGCAATCACTCAATCATATCGCTTGACGGAGGAGGTCTCTTTTTTACAAATGCAAATGGTGATCGTATAGATATTAATGCTAAATGGGTAAGGCCGAATAATATGGCTTTTGGTTATCACACTATTGCATCATTAGATGGGGAAAAACTGTTTTTTACAAATAACACATCTAATGGCAACCGTATTGATATTGGAATTGCCACCTTAGATTACAGCGGATCACTAAGCAAATCATCTTCAGAAACTTTAAAATCCAATATTGAACCAATTAGTTTCAGCGCAATCAATGAGATCATGAAAACCGATTTCTATTCGTACAATTACATTTCTGATCTTGATAGAGGAATCACAAAGCCAAATTTTGGGCCTGTAATCGGTGACAAGTATCACTTATCGGATAAATTTTTATCCCCGGACGGAGATTCTGTTTCAATCGACAATGCGACATTTATTAATTCACAAGCAATAAAAGAACTTTATAAAGATATACAAAAACAAAATCAACAAATAGTATTAAAAATTGCTGATCTTGAAGCTAGATTGGCAAAATTGGAGGAATAACATATGGAAATTCAAGCACAAGATTTTTACCCTCAAATTATTGCGGACTTAAAGAACCAAATCGCCACGCTGGCAGACCAAAAGGCAACACAATCGGCGTTGGTAGCCTTACAGCAAAATGAAATTAAGAAACTAGAAGAACAATTAAAGGAGGCGATCGAGAAAAAAGAAGAAGCAGAAAAGGAATTGGCGGAAGAGAAGGCAAAGCACGCGGGACCAGTACCAACAAAAGAAAAAGGAGGAAATGAATGATGAAAATTGTCATTACATCAATTAATTTCAACTACAAAAACGGATATGACGGTGATTATACAAGCGTAAACTTATATTTTAATAGTACAGGAGCAACTTTTAACCTCAATGGATTTGTGGAGGTAAGTAAAGACGAATATGCAGCAGCAGCCGGGGATACAAGCAAGCTGGAAGATTTAATTAAATCCAAGGTGGAGGAAAACATTCAAGGTACGGCGTCAGCCACAACAGCATCGTAATTGAGTAAGGGGGTGTGGATCCGTTGGAGGAGATGAACGTGGATCAACGGATCGAGAATCACGAAGAACGTATTACTGCATTAGAAAAAAATTACGCGGATTTAACGAACAAAATGCAAGCAGTCGAAACAGGCCAACTGCGTATAGAAAAAACGCTACTGGAGGAAGGGAAGGAACAGAAAAAGCTTATAAATGAGCAGCGAGAAGAACAACAGGAACTATTAAATAAGCTGCTGGAACACACGCTGAACATAAAAAAGAATAACAGCTACAAAAAATGGGATCTGGCTCTCGCGCTATTTGGCGGCGGGGGCTTAATTTATGCCGTTATTAGCCTTGTGCAAAAGTTTTTAATGTGAGGGAGTGAACAATATGAAAGGGTTTGATATTTACCATGGCAGCGGCACGGTAAATTTTAAAAAGGCATATGCTGCCGGCTACCGCATTGCCATGGTAAAGGCGACCGAGGGCAAGACATTTAAGGATCCCAAATTTATCGCCAATGTAAAAGCCGCAAAAGCTGCCGGGTTTAAGGTGGGCGCCTACCATTTTGCCCGCTTTACGAGCCCGGCGGTAGCACGGCAGGAAGCGCGGTATTTTTATGGCGCCGTGAAAGGCTATCTCAAATACATGGATGAACCGTTGGTGCTGGATTTGGAAGTAAACCATGCCGGCAGCCAGCTGGTCGCGTCCATGCAGGCGTTTTTTTCAGAGTTGAAAAAGCTTACCGGTCATAGGCTCATGCTCTATAGCATGGGTTATTTTTATCTCTCAAATTTAAAAGGCCATCATCCCGGTATCCCGTTGTGGTACGCCCGATACGCATCCAGTCCAATCGGTGTGCACAGCTATTATCTATGGCAAAAATCGCAGAGCGGGAAGGTGCCGGGGATCTCCGCCTATGTGGACATAAACGAGACAGGCCCAGATTATCCGTCCACATTGCAGGACGAGGTTAAAAAGGCGGCAGCTGCGGTTACTACTGCTAAAAAGGCGGCGTCCACAGCTAAGGAGACAACAACAAAGGCAGTGGCCAGGCCAACAACCGCGGTAAAAACGACGCCGTACTATGTAACGGCCAGCAAGTTAAACATTCGCAAGAGCCCGGGCGGTACTATTTTGGGGCAGCTAAACCACGGGGACAGGGTGCAGGTGCTGGGCATTTCTGCAGGTTGGGCAAAAATTAAATCGGGCAGCAACGTGGTCTATGTATCTGCTAAGTATCTATCAAAATCGCAAACTGCCACAAAGACGGCGCCGAAACCCGTTTATCATACCATAGTCAGAGGTGACACGGTTGGCGCGCTGGCTAAAAAATACGGCTCGACAATCAAGCAAATCAAAAGCTGGAACAAGCTCGACAGCAAATACACAATCTATGTCGGCAAAAAATTACGGGTAAAATGAGGAGGAAAAAACATGTTACACATTATCATTCAAGCAGTTTACGCAATCATCCTGGCGGCTATCCCGGCGGTGCTCGGTTATGCCGGGAAATACGCGAAAAAATTTGTACAGTCAAAACACTTGGAAGGCATCGCCATCCGCGCGGTAAAATATGCAGAACAGTTAATGCCAGAACCGGGGCAGGGCGGGGAAAAGTACCGGGCTGCGTCTCAATATCTGGCGAAAAAGGCTTACCAACTGTTTAAGATTAACTTGGATCCAGACGATATTCAGGCGCTGATTGAGGCGGCGGTCAATGATCTCAACCAAGAACTTGCTACATTTGCAGACGCGCCGGCGAAAGAAGCTGTGGAAGACGATGAACCGGCTGAGGAAGGGGAAGCTGTCGGGGAAGAAACGGCATCCACAGATGAACAGGTACTCGGTGCAGTTGATGCAAATAATATTAGCGTAACGGCGGAAAACGTTGTTGCACAAGGAGCAAAAAAAGTCGGAGATATGACGCTGGAAGAATTACGGGCAGCGTTGGCGAATAAATAAGCCGGATCCGGCAATAATAAGAATCCACCAGGAACAGCAGAAAAGCCCCCGCAAATGCGAGGGCTTGAAATTTTAAAAAACAGGTGGTAATATATCCATAAAGGTACCGCATCCTTTTAAAAAAATGCGTGAATTGAAACTGTGATTTGGATATTTAGAAGCTTAAACTGTCGAGATTTTATTTCTCGGCAGTTTTGGCTTAAATCCACTCTTTAATATATTTTGCTGTTTCTATTGGGATATAACTTGTTGAGGTTTTTTGATAGTCTTTAATCCACACAAAACGGAATATATTTTGAGCTGTAACCAACACTAAAGTGTCAATCTGATCTATAATAGCCTTTTTAACCTCTACTTCTTTTTCAATTCCCATTGTTTTCATTATTTCTTCAGTTTGCATTCTGTAAAGGATCTCTTTTACAAAATCTTCCGGGTAGTCTTTTTTTAAAGCTTCAATGTTTATTTCCCCGTTTGATACATACTTGCCTGTAACGTCTTGTATTTTCATCTTTGATACCTCCCGTTTTGATGTAAGTGGAGCGGGTATTATTCCGCTCATTTTTCTTTTGGATTGTCTTCCAGAACCGCGTTTTCCCTCTCTAAATCCTTTATAAACTCAGCAAAACTATAGTCCCGACGATCGATGAAGTAGGAAGCATCCGTTTTGTTTTTGATGATATAATTTCTGACTTGTTTCATTCCTTTTCGTATTTTCTCGTGATACTCAGGCTTGTACTCATGCAACATGTAATCCAGTCTTTCCTGATACAATTCACCAATTACATTAAGGCGGATTGAGTTTGCCCACGCTACTTGCTTTTCCGTGCCTTTCAATTCCGGCAAGCCCATTTCCTTTGCCGTTTCTACTGCTTTTTGATTTTCTTCCGCCAATTTTTTCTTCCAACATTCTGGGCAAAGTTTTGAAAATTCCTTTTTTTCTTTCCAGTCCCGGTCTTTCACGGGCCCGTAAATCTGCACCCTGCCAGGATGCCCACATGCATAAACGCCTTCATGCCATGCCATTTTTATTCCTCCTAATTTTTTATGTAGCCCCGTTTAACGGGGGCTTATTTTACATCCCAGGCCTCTACAGCTTCTTGTAGTTCCGCCATGGCCTGTTTTTCCGTGGCGTGCCAGCTTATTCCATTCTCTCCGTCCGGGATGTTGTACCCCGGAATTTCTTCGGCATACGGATATTCTGGACCCCAGGCGAAAAAGTATTTTCCATTTTCGGCTTTCCCAACGACGTAAGCCTCGCCATCATTTGGGAAGTTGTCCCTCATTTCAATTACCGATTCAACCTTCACTTTCAATTCCTCCTCTTTTTCTTCTACGTATTTTTTCATCATCTGGCGAATGGCTTCACTGCCATTCACCATCAGCGCGTCAGTGACCCGGCTAAACCTTTCGGCCAGATCTACGTCAATCCGAAACGTCCGAGTTGTTTTCATTTTTTCCGTTCTCCTCCTAATTTTTTAACTTTCACATTGACAGAATGAAAGTTTGTGCTTATAATGAGTCTATGAACCATAACACAGGGTGTATTTAAATAGTATCTTTTTAATTAATTAACCTGTGCTATTTTTTGTTGAACCGTAACATGAGATGTAGGGGAAGAGGGAGCGAATATAAATCCGCTCTCTTTTCTATTTTTCTGGTTTCCCGAATTTTTCCGTCAGCGCAGTTTCTGATATAAACGTATAGGCGCCGTTACTTTTAAAATGGCCCTCCGGATAATCGGCGCCGTCTATCTCTTCCACCGATATGCCCCAAGTTTTTGCGGCGTCCTTTGCTTCCCACACCTTAATGCCCAGCGGTTTAAAAGTTTTTCGCATTTCCCGGTACATTTCGGAGGCTTCCGTACGATTCTTTCGCCTGTTATTACGTTCTGCTATTATTTCCTTTATTTTCTCGGCAGCCGCCAGGAACTCATCTTCCTCTACTTCCCACGTTCCGACCGTTTTATAATCTGTTTGTATTCTTGATTCGCTGTTGTCGAAAGTGGTTGACGGTAAAACCTCTCCAAGGCTGAATATGTAATCTTCCTTAACGGCATGTTCGACAATCGCAAATGCCTCGGCAGCTTTTGGTGTCCCCTTTACAAGCTCCGGGTAAACAGTTTCGGAATAAGACGTTTCTTTATACACAATTTTCATTTTTGTTTCCTCCTAATTTTTATGCGTTTATTTTAGCGTCTTTAAATCTCCAAAACGCTTTTGTTACCGGTGTATATGCGCCACGTTCTTGTGCCACAATAACACCGTTTTGCAATTCAAGAAACCCTTGTTCTTTACGGTATCCGGATCCTGTATAGTAATTTACGTATAAGCGTTCCTTCCCGTATTTTGCCCAGTAGTTAACGGAATAGGAATCGCTCTTCATTACGGAATTGATGTAGGTTTCAACATCTTCCACCGTAATTTCTTTTGCTGCTTTTGCCTCCTTCCATGCTAGCCGGAGAGATTCTGCAAAGTATTCCTTTACCTTTCCGCCAAATTTACGTTGTCCTGCTTTAGCAATCTCCCAAGCCCGTTTCATTACGTTCATTTCTCTTATCTCCTTTCCTTTATCTTGATTTCATTATACCATGTTTGTATTTACGTGTAAATACATTTTTTAAAAATTTTTATGGTTTTTTTCAAAAAAATATCCCGCCAACGAATGGGCGAGATTACTTTTTATTTTGTCTTCCGTTGCCCCTCCCGATGAATCAGTACTCCACCCTAAAATCATTGGGATCGATGTCGTCAAAGCCTTGCTCCTCGATAAACTTTGCTTCATCAAATCCGATCGCTTCCAGCGCTTCTTCCACGGTCAGGCTGCGGTTTGTAAGTACTTCCCCAACCAAAATGTCTTCGTAAAAAACTTTTGCCATTTTATTTCCCTCCTGTAAAAATTTTTCAAGTGCCAATTCAACAATTTCTTTTTTTTGTAAGTTTAGTTCGATTGCCCTTATTCCAACTTTTTTCCACAATTCTTTGTTTATATCCATGTTCACACGCTGTTTCTCCATTATTTTTACTCCTTTTCTCTTTCCTTTAATGCCTTAATATAGGGTTCAAAGTATTCTTTTTCTGCGTCCTTTCGGGCTTTGATGGCATCATCAAGCTTGCTATATGTGCCGATATATTTTCTTTTACCTTTAACAGTAATGTACGCCTCAAATTTTTCTTTACCTTTGCGTACCCTTCTCTGGACGCCCTTGTGCCCAGTTCCGCTGTCGCTGCGCACTTTTTTGGTTAGTAGAGGTACTGGCACGCCGTCAATTGTTTTATTAGTCATCAGTTCTTCTCTTGCGTGCTTAATACGCTCATCAACTAAGCATTTTCCACATGATTTAACATCACCGATGCGCAATGACGTGGCGTTAGTCACAATTGTATTGCCGCATTTACAGTGGCACAACCATAAAGCACGCCCATCTTTCGATATTCCAGCCCTCTCCACAACCTTCAGCTTGCCAAACTGTTTATTGGTTAAGTCCAGTGCATTAGGAGGTGTCTTTTTACGGCGACACCCGCAGGATTTCTTTTTACCGTGTAACAGCTGGCTTGTGGTGGCGTATGTGATATTTCCGCATGCAAGGCACTTACACACCCAGGCGGTCTCATTGTACAGCTTTTCAGTGTGACGGCATTTTACATTGAGGTCGTAAAATGTCCGACCGGTTAAATCGACATCGTTCCTCTTCATTCCCTCACCTCAGATGCAAACAGATTTCGGAGCCCAAAAGGTATTCACAATATTAATCCCGCCTTCATGGGCAACGGCTTCAATCAGGTATGCTTTTGCTGTTTCTTTTTTTACGTTGTAAGTAGATACCCCAATTTGTTGCACCATGCTTTCATGGCCAAAAGTTTTGCGGATGAACCAAGGAGCAATAGCAGCGATGCGGCCACCTTTTTTAGCTTTCAATTCTTTGTACAATTTCCACGCGATTTTCATTGCTTCAGCGATGTAATCAGTAGCCCTACCACCAAAACGTTTCACACCATTACGAGCAATCTTCCACGCGTTGTTCATGAGTACCTTCATCGATAAGCTGTTCATCCTTGATTCCTCCTCTAATTTTCCTTACAAATCTATTATACCATAGATAGCATATAAATCAACTGTTATCAAAACTTTTTTTGAAAAAAATAAGGCGGTCATTTTTACCGCCTATCAAAAGATTTTTTCCAGCACTACCGCATTTTTTATTACAATCTCGTTATCATCAAGTCCATCATCTTGATTTGCGATTTGGTTGCCACCGACTATGTAACAGTGCCATGTAACAAAGGGTCCTTCAAAATCCCGGTATGTTTCAAGGTTCCAGGCGCTGGTACCGTCAAGTTCTGGGAGTTCGTCATATTCTGGGGTTCCGTACTCTGGAAATTCTCTCTCATCTTCGCGGTCGAGGTTATGCTTGCTGCATTCGCAAATCTCGCCGATTTCTCTTTCTTTATCCTCAAAACGGACACCGATGAAATAATACATGTCTTCGAATTTTTCTAACGCTTCTTTACACTGTTTTTCAATGTTCATTGTATCTCCTCCTTATGTTTCTATTATACCATAGATAACAAAGATGTAAATCATTTTCAGCAAAAAAATAAAAAATTTTTTCAGGGATATAGACGAAATAAGCCAATTTTCTTATAATTTTGTTAGCAGGCGTTCCCAATTGTCCATGTATTTGTAAAAAATACCCCCCTATATTATGCCTGCAAAAAAATAGAGCAGGGCTTTGCCTGCTCCTTTTTTACGAAGTTTCTGGATGGGGAAGGGGAAGCCTTAATCTTCCCACACATCATCCATCAGTTTTTCGATTTCTCTCTTCATTTCATCAGTGCGCTTTTTGTCAATTCGATATTCGCCGTTTTCATAAATCAGTGCATCGCCCTCTTTGGCACTCTTAGGAAGCTTGCTTCTTTCGATGTCCACCAGTTTCAGGCTCTCATCTTCACAAACTGCAAATTTTTCGCCCTCAAAATGATCAATAATATACCGTTTCATTGCCCTCACCTCGGCGTAAAAGACGTTTGTGTTTTGTATGTTTTGCCTTTGTAACTTGCCAAGACATCCACTTTTACTTTATATCCCTTTGCTGCCCGGCTTATTTTAATAGGGAGTTTCGAGCCGACTTTCCCATTGTATGTCGTATTTTTTGACTTATAGTGGCAAACTGCTTTATACTTTGTGCCGTTGGGCAGCCCTCGGACCGTTAGATAAATCGTGCTGTATTGTTTTGGTCTCGAGTTGCTTACAGACGCAGACAGCTTGTAAGATGATTTTGCCACTGTACTGGTGGTAGACGTGCTAACCGGTTTAGTGTTAAAACTCAAATTTTTGCCATCCGTGGTTGCCACGATCGTGCCTTGTTTATCCGTACGAAAAACCTTTACTTTAGCAGATTTTAGGCGATTAAGCGTGTCCGCTGTAGGGTGTCCGTAGCTGTTTCCTTTGCCAACGCTAATTACGGCGTAGGCAGGTTTAACAGCCCGCAAAAAAGCGGTACTTGTGGACGTTTTAGCTCCGTGATGACCAACTTTTAAAACGTCCGATCGTAAATATTGTTTGGATTTAATCATGTCCGTTTCAGCTTTAAATTCTGCATCACCGGTAAACAAGAATGATTTCTTGCCATACTGTACCCGCAAAACAGCGCTGTTGTCATTTAAATCGCTGTAACTTTTTACCGGTCCGACGAATTTCGCCGAGACGCCTTTTACAGGCAAACTTACGCCTTTCGTAGCTGTTTTTGCTTTCAAGCCTTCATTTTTAACGGCTCTCAGCAAATTAGCATAAGTTTTGGTGCTGTTGGACACCCGGGGCGCATAAAAAGACTTAACCTTGTAGGCTCTTAGCACCTCGTCTAATCCGCCGATATGATCGGCATCTGGATGTGTCGCGATCATCACTTCAATGTCACCGACATGCTGCCGTTTTAAATAGGATACTACTTTGTTTCCGTCACGGCCGCCATCAATTATGATGTCCTCTCCGTTTGGTGCCTTAATATAAATCGAGTCACCCTGTCCAACGTTTATGTAGTGGACATACATTTTCTTTGTTGCCGCGTCCGGGCTTTGTGGCAACGCTACCAAAGACAGCAATAAAGCGAGCGCAACTAAGACTTTAAACCTAAAATTTTTCATCTGCACCTCTCCCTTCGTGAATATTTTATATGAGAATTTTGGATATGCAATGGGTTTTTGAAAAAAATATGTAAATGCCTGCAAAAAAGAGCAGGCTTTCACCTGCTCTTTTTTCTACTCAATACAGCTGGCTGGCTGTCATCTTTTGAGTTGTTGACGAATTGTTGACGAAATTCATCATTGTTGACCATTTTACTCCCCATAAAATCAGATAACTAATTTTTAAAATCCACTTATACCAATGGTTTTCGATTCATTTCCATCGAGTTCCTAAATTGCCT